TGAGTAACTCGCTCGGGAAATCCGCTCTCGTCTCTATGAGAAGTGCAAAAAGAAAGGGTTGCAGTTCATAGCAACCAGAACCACAAGCAACAATGAATTAACAGTTATTGAACTGTAGGAGGAAACACTATGGCAGGAAAGAATGATAACTTTGACGCACTTATGGCAATAATGGCACTCAAACACATTATGGATGATACGAAAGATATTGAAATCCATCCATTCACTTGTGAAGTGACCGTAACGCCTACATCAATCAGTTGCAGTTCTTCTGGAAATAAGGCATTTCTCGAAGATATTGACGGTGGAATGGAGTGGGCGGAGGAAACCAGCAACCTCATCAAAGATATTATGTCTGAGCAGACAATAAAGCTCACTGATTTGATGAAAAAGAAATTTGGTTTCGATACCGTCAAAGTTAAGCCCGACTCCGAAGATGGTTTTGCGGATTTTTTGAAGAACCTTTTCGGGGGGGGGTACAGACGATAGCGAATAAAATAAATAATCTGCCTGCCATAGCCTTTTCTTGGTAGGCAGATTCATAAAAATACAAGGAGGTTATTTATGGCAACAAAAGACACAAATTATTTAGTTGCAGTTCATAAAGGACTGGACGAAAGCCTTGAAAAACAGGTTGCAGCTCTGCCGGAGAAATTCAACAAGCAGAGATTTTTACAGAACTGCATGACTGTTCTGCAGGACGGACAGGCTGATTTTTCAAAATGCGAAGCACCGACTGTTGTGCGAACACTCTTAAAAGGAGCGTTTCTCGGTCTCGATTTTTTCAACGGAGAGTGTTACGCAATTCCTTACGGAAATCAGTGTCAGTTTCAGACTGATTACAAGGGAGAGATCAAGCTGTGCAAGAGATATTCGAGCAATCCTATTCAAGACATTTACGCAAAGGTGGTCCGTGAGGGAGATGAGTTTGAGGAAGTAATTGATAACGGTAAGCAGTATGTCAATTTCAGACCTAAGACTTTTTCAAACGGAGAGATTATCGGCGCATTTGCGGTAGTCCTCTACAAAGACGGTTCCATGATGTACGACACCATGAGCAAAGAGGATATCGAACATACCAGACAGACATTCTCAAAGGCAGCAAACAGTAAGGCTTGGAAAGAAAGTTACGGAGAGATGTGTAAGAAAACAGTTCTCCGCCGACTGTGTAAGTTGATTGACCTTAACTTTGATACCGCAGAACAGTGTCAGGCATTTGAAGATGGTTCGGCATTTGATGTTAAGGAAAAACCGAAAGAGAAGTATCAGGCACAGGACATTTACCAGTCTCACGATCAGAGTTCTCATAACGCAGATGAGAGTTCTGATGGTGTGATTGACGGAACATTCAAGGAAGTAGATGAGTAATCTTCTTAAACTTACCCCGGAGAACTATTACACCAAAGAAGCTAATATGCAGTATGTGTCCGTTTCTCAGTACAAAGAGTTCAACGGCACGACCGGAAAAATGGGTTGTGAAGCATACGCTATGGCGAAGCTCCGGGGAGAAGTTGAGGAAGTAACCACAACTGCGTTAATGGTAGGCTCCTATGTGGATGCCTACTTTGAGGGGACACTTCCTACATTTTCCGCTCAGCACCCGGAAATCTTCTCATCCAGAGGTAAAACCGCCGGAGAGTTGAAATCCGAATACAAACAGGCCTCAATTATGATTGACCGTGCCGTGAAAGATCCAGTTTTCATGCAGTACATGGCCGGAGATAAACAGGTTATTATGACCGGAGAAATTGAGGGAGTTCCTGTCAAAATCAAAATTGACAGTGCAGACGGCAGACGAATCACTGATCTCAAAACAGTAAAGAGCATAACAGAAACCTTTTACGCAAAGGACCTGGGGCAGAGACTCAATTTCTGCGAATGGTGGGGATATGATTTACAAGCTGCCGTGTACAGAGAGATTTATAGACAGAATACAGGTGATCTCTTGCCGTTTTACATTTGTGCTGTCAGCAAGGATAAGACAGACAACATTCCTCATCCGAGAATCAAGGTTATTGAAGTTCCGCCGCTGATGATGGATGAAAAACTGGCAGAGGTCAAAAACAATATCGTGAAAATCCAACGCATTAAAGATGGAGACATTGAGCCACTTAGATGTGAGGTATGCGATTATTGCGCCGATACTGAGATTCTGGATGGTCCTGTCTCCATGGATATGCTGATGGGAGAGATTTAATGAAAGATTCAATCGTAATTGATATGAAATACGCTGATTACGATATGATAGACGGCTCTTACGGTGTCGAGAGACACCATTTGATGGGTGGGGCGAACAGGAACCATGCAGACGAGGATGGTCTGTGGGTTCCTTTATCGCCGGACCATCACAATTCAAGTAGAATGAGTGTTCATCACAACAAGGAAATGAAAGTAATGAGCCATATCATTGCACAGTTGGCGTATGAGCTTGAAATGGTATCTACCGGACAAGCCAAGGATAAAAACGAGGCAAAGGAAATGTTTCGGAGAAGATACGGAAAAACATTCGTATAGTAGGCGATGCGCTTATTATAAATAATTCTTTAGAAAGGAAGTGAAAACAGTGGCAGAGAAACTTACATTGGCATCCATGTGTGCCGGAGGCGTTCAGGAACGTATCGACAGAGCGTTAGCGAAAATCTCAGATAACATTCTGGATTTGAACACTGATGCAAAGAAGAAACGTGTCCTTGATGTAAAGATCACTCTTACTCCCAATGAGGATGATAGAGAGGATGTTTCCGTTGAGGTACAGGCTTCCGTTAAGTTAGCTCCTGAGATGGGACTGAAAACTCAGTTGTTCATCAATAAGGATTTCAGAAGTGGTGTTACAACCCTTACTGAACATTCCAAAGGTGCGATCAAAGGACAGCTTACCTTGGACGATTGCGGTATGAGCATGAACCCGGAGGAAGTTGAGGAAGAAAATCCGGTAACGGCTGAGGAACTTGGCTGCGACCCTGAGACCGGAGAAGTTCTGGAAAAAGAAGTCCCAAAAGTTGGGTCAAAAGTAATCAGCATGAGAGATGCTGCAAACGGTTAGGAGGACATTATGTGTAAAAGACCTATGGAACTGGCAGACACCGCAGAAATGATGATGAGCGAAGATTACAAGGAACGATTCAGAGCCGAGTACGGTCAGGTTGCTATTCGCCATCAGAAATTAAAGGCTATGCTTGAAAAGTGGGACAAGGGAGAGCTTAATTTCACTCCTACCTGTCCGAGAAGCACCTACGACTTACAGATTAAAGCCATGGCAGACTATATCGCAGTTCTTGAAGCGAGAGCGGTCATGGAAGATATTCTTTTATAGGAGGGTGTCGCAATGAATTTTGGAAAAGCGTTAGAAGCAGTAAAGGACGGAAAGAAAATTTTCCGTCTTGGATGGAACGGCAAAGGGATGTTCGTGGTTTATCAGAAAGGCTACCCGGACGGAATCCCTTGCAACTTACAGACTGCCAAGGCTTGGGGCATGAATGAGGGAGATTTATTCAAGTGCGAGCCGTATTTGCAGATTAAAACCGCCGATGGTTCTCATGCAATGTGGGTTCCGTCAATCGGAGACATTCTGGCAGAGGATTGGCAGATTATCCAGTAACAGGAGGAAGATATGTTAAAAGCAGCTATTGAGAAAATCCTTTCCCTTGACGAACCTCATATTAAGTCGATTGAGGGAAGAACCTATGTAGATAAGAATATGACGATGATCGGCAAGGAACTCAGAGCGGATGGAATTACCATGAACACACTGAGCAGCCTTGTGGATTTTATCAAAAAGAGCACAGAAGATTTCAAGGACGGACAGTACATCGCCCAGGTGGTATCTCCTACTGAGGTTCGTCTGTTTTCCAGTCTGGATGCAGACCGCCATAGAGAAACACTGGCAGTTGTCAAAGCAGAGATCCCGGAGTTTTCATTCGGTCAGTTCATCGGAAACGAAGAGTTTGTTATCGGTGTGCAGTCCAAGTTCTTAAATGAGGATGCTGAGGCAAATGATAAGCCAATCATCTTACAGTTTGCCGGAAATGTTAAGGCCGGCACTGTTGCAGAATACGGAGACACCGGAGTAGGACAGAAAGCGGCAATCAAGAAAGGCGTTGCCTCTCTGCAGGAAGTTGAAGTTCCGAGTCCTTGCCGTCTGATGCCGTACAGAACCTTTACAGAGGTTGCACAGCCTATGAGTAACTTTATTTTCAGAGTAAAGGACAATGATCGCTATGGCGTTACCTGTGCCTTATTTGAGGCAGACGGAGGCGCATGGAAGAATGAGGCGAAAGCCAACATCAAAGCGTATCTCGAAAAAGAACTTGCGGATGTATCAAACATTTTCGTGATTTCCTAAATAATCGTAACCCGTAAATATGTTTCTGCAATTATCTCCTAAGATTGGTCTCTGAGGAAAATATGTCACGAAAACCGCAGAACACACAAACGGTTTACCTCCTTTTAAGAAATTCGATTAGTTAAATGGTATAAACCCCTGACAAGGATCTTTTGTTAAATTACCCAGGAGCCGTCATTCCGGCGGCTTCACCCATAATGAAAGAAAGGAGGGTTTAGGGATGCACAAGGTTGTTATCAAAGGAAATTATTACGGCAGAACCAGAACCTTACCGGATCTTAACGATTACCTACATGAGTGTGCAAGGCATCCTCAGATGGGTGCAAAAATGAAAAGAGATTACCAGATGATCGTGTGTAACGCTATCAGGACACAGTTGCCGAGACTTACGATTACAAACCCTATCATCATTCATTACAACTTCTATGAGCCGGATAAACAGCGTGACAAGGGCAATATTTTTTCCTTTGCAGACAAAGTTTTTCAGGATGCTTTGCAGAAATGCGGAGTGATTAAAAACGATGGTTGGAAAGAAATCGACAACTTTACGCATGACTTCTATGTGGATAAGAAAAACCCAAGGATTGAGATATTCCTTGAAGAGATAGAGAAAGGACCGTTCGATGGCTGAGAAAAAGTATTTTTGGCTCAAAATGCCCCGGAACTTCTTTGAAAAACACTATATCAAGATACTTAGAGCAAAGGATAATGGCGATCTTTTGGTTATGTTCTATATATGGATGATTACAGAGTCAATCGACCATGAGGGCAAACTGCGATTTTCCGAAGATATTCCGTATGACGCAGAAATGTTGGCGGAAGCATCCGGTTTTGCGTTACAGATTGTTACACAAGCGTTACAACAATTTTCAAAATTACAGCTTGTGGTTACGGAAAGTGACGGCACGCTATTTTTACCAAAATCTCTGAAAATGATTGGGTCTGAATCGGCATCCGCACAGAGGGTTAGGGAGTATCGGGAGAGAGAAAAAAACAAGACAAAACCCACTGAGACACCCGAAAACACTGAATGTAACGAACGTGTAACAGAGAGTAACGTTGATGTTCAAAAAGGTAACATAGAGAAAGAGTTAGAGAAAGAGTTAGAGAAAGAAAATAAAAAAGGGGGAAAGAGGGAAACTACCCAATCAATTTTTGAAAGGCTTCTCCCTGAGTACACCATCTCTGATGTAATGGCAGATAAACTTCGCGAATGGTTCAAGTATAAGACGGAACGGAAAGACGGATATAAGGAACAGGGCATGAAGTCGTTGTTAAAACAGGTTGCCAATAAGGTCTCTGTCTATGGAGATACTGCCGTATGCAATCTTATTGATGAATGTATGTCGAATGGATGGAAAGGCATTATTTGGGATAAATTGCAATCATCTTCTGCATACAGAAATAGCGGAGATCGCATTGGAAACAGAGTAAAGGATGTGGATGGCTGGTAATGGAAAGAGAAGAATTTAAGATTTTGGTAAAAGCTATGAAAGCGGTCTACGCACAGCCGACATTCATACCAGATAAAGACGCTTTCGATGTGTGGTATGGATTATTACAAGATCTTCCGTATGAGCAGGCAAACTTGGCAATACAAAAGTACATGACGAGTGAACGTTTTCCTCCAACCATCGCAGATATTCGCACTAAAGCAACGGAGATTATTGCTCCGGTGGAAGAAAGCATGAGCGAACTGCAGGCATGGGCGTTGGTACAGAGGGCGTTAAGGAACTCTGGTTACAACTCAGAAGAGGAATTTGCAAAACTGCCGGAGGCGTGCCAAAGAGCTGTTGGAACGGCGGCAAACCTCAAAGAGTGGGCGTTGATGGATTCAGACCAAGTGGCAACCATTGAACAGTCGCACTTTATCAGGAACTATCGGACTTCGGTGCAGCGGATGAAAGAAGAGGCACGTCTGCCGGAGAATGTAAGGATGCTCATAGCCGATATGGGGAAGAAACACGCAGCACTTATGGAAAAAGCAGTAGACCCACAGATAGAAATGCAAAAAATTGAAGTGCCGGAGGAAAAGACCGAACCACCATCCGGTATGTCAAACGAAACCAGAAAGAGACTGGATGAAATGTATGAGAAGTTCGGTAGAAAATAGACGGAGGAAAGGGCAGCGCGCATAAATCCTGGGAACCTCTGAAATGGATTGAGAAAATTATCATACAAAGAGATGAGGGAAAGAGGATTGTGTCCGAAGTGTGGCAAAGAAAACCCAACGCCGGAAAGATCCATGTGCCCTGAATGTGCGGCAAGAAATTCTGAATTACGCAAGCAGAATCGAAAATACCATGAAAGGATTGGGATATGCACTCATTGTGGGAAAAATCCAGCAGAACCTAACAAAAAGCTATGTTATGAGTGCTTGGGTCAATTTCAAGATAGTTATTCGGAAAAAGGGAAAACCGATGAACAGAAAGAGAAAGATCGGCTGAGGAAAAGGCAGTTAAAACAGACACGCATCGAAAACGGACTATGTCCCAGATGCGGAAAACATCAATCACAGAATGGTGGTTTATGCCAGAGATGCAGGGCGTATCTGAAAAATTACAGAGATAAAAACCGATGCGATTTGTCACGTTCAGAGAGACCGGACTACGGCATTTGCTATATATGTGGCAAAAATCCAACAATGAAAGGGAAAAAGGTGTGCGATAAGTGTTATGAAACACGGCTGAGTACCTTACCGGCAATGTGGGAAAATGCGAATAATGACTACTTCCGGCAGCTTAATTATGCGAGATTTTGCATGATAAAAAATCAAAGAAAGGAGAAAACGAGTGGATCAGATTTCAATGTTTGATTTAATGTACCCAACATTTAAGACTGACAACCCGGTGCGATTGATAGAATTGTTTGCCGGGGTTGGTTCTCAGGCGATGGCACTTCGTAATCTTGGCGTACCGTTTGAACATTACCTTATGTCTGAATGGGAAATGCACGCCACGGCATCATACAAAGCTATTCACATGGCGGACGATGATACTGATTACAGCGCAGAAATGAGTTCTGAGGATGTTATACAGGCACTTACTCAGTTGGGAATATCCGTGGATGGAAAGAAACCTCTCACGGAAGAGCAGATAAGGAGTCATTCATACAGTGACGCCTGGCGCAGAGAATGTTACAACAACATAAAAGCCACGCACAACCTTGTCAACATTTGCTCAATGAGGGGGGGTGATCTGGCAATAACGAATACTGACAGATACACCTACCTTATGACGTATTCGTTTCCATAAGACCTTGTCAGGATTTATCACTCGCCGGAAAGATGCGAGGAATGAAAAAAGGATCAGGAACACGTTCCGGGTTACTGTGGGAAGTTGAAAGGCTTCTGAATGAGACAGAAAATCTTCCCCAGATACTTCTCATGGAGAATGTGCCACAGGTTATCAGTGCGGACAACATAGATGATTTTCATAGCTGGTGCAGCTTCCTTGAAAGCAAGGGATATAAGTGTTATACGCAGATCCTCAACGCAAAGGACTACGGCGTGGCGCAGAATAGAGAGCGATGCTTCATGGTATCTATTCTGGGAGATTATAATTACAAATTTCCGCAGCCGGTTCCGCTGGATAAGACAATGAAAGATTATTTGGAGGACGAGGTAGACGAAAAGTATTATATCAACTCCGAAAAGGCGCAGAAACTCATCAAGGACTTACGAGAGAGCGGTCAGTTAGACGGCATCTCAAAAACCGTTAGGGGGGGGGCAGAGGCTCAGTAGACCGGCATCATTGGGATGCGGTGTTACAGAAGTAGATAGCCCAGATGAACCATGAGTCGGCCGTTGATTGTGGCTCATACGGGAACAGGCGGAGAAAGAGGACGCATAATGTCCCCGGATGGCATATCAGTGGCGTTGTCGGCAACGGATTATAAAGATCCACCGAAAGTTTTAGTGGAGGAAAAAGTAAATGGCAGACAGAATAATCGTAGTCGGCTCACTGAACCCGGAAAAAGAAGTCCAGGACAGGGTCCGAGTTTTATCGGGGGGGGGGGGTATTTGCCAAGCAATAAGGGCAACAGACTACAAAGATCCTCCGAAAGTGCTTGTGGAATTTACGACCCATACAATAAAGCATTGTACAAAATGATATGTCCTACCCTATTGGCGAGCGACTACAAACATTTGAAATATGTAATTGAGGAACTATGAAATGGCAAATAAGGTACGCTGCATACAACTGGGGAATATCGCCGTAGGAAAGAGCTGGGATAATCCTCAGAGCGGAAGAATTTTTTCAGTAGATGGAATTGCACCCACCTTGAACACTTGTGGGGGGGGGGAATTTAGAACCAAAGATATTAGAAATCAAGGAAAGGAAAGAAGATATTGCAGACCGGAATTAAAAGGTTAGGCAATATTCTCCCCACTTCCACGAGAGAGAACCCAAACCAAGGGCGAGTGTATGATACCGGCGGTATAGCTCCGGCAATCACGAGTGGGGGGGGGTACTGTACCTTGCATCATAACAGAGACGGAGGCTAAACATATTGCAGAATCAGAACGATAGATTGCGCAATATCTCTTCCACAAACTCATGTGGGGGGGGGTACTCACGGATACCAGAAAGAGCAGATCGTATGTGAACTCAGAAGCGATGAGGGAATAAGATTTTTCAAAGACGGATGCTGCGGAACTTTAAGAACGATAGACGGATGTGGAGACAAATGTGTGATTGAGAGAATAATTTGTGCGTCAAGAGGGAGAAATCCAACGAACCCATCTGACAGAACTGTAGGCGCACCGACAGAACAACGGTTAGAACCGAACTCACAAGGGATATGCAATACGCTTACGAGCGTTGCGAAAGACAATTATGTTTTGGAGATAAAAATAAATGAGGATTGATTTTGCAATATGTCGTTGTGTCAGAACCGAATACGGCAAAAGGATAAGAAAGTTATATGAAAGCCACCAAATTTCAGAAAAAAGAGGCAACATGACCCAACTTGAAACAAGAACTGATGGCATATCCAACACGCTCACAACGGTTCAGAAAGACAACCTTGTTTTAGAGATAAGGACGGTGGATGATGGATAAAGAGTATGTAGGCATCAGGCAGGCAACGGCAAAAGGCTACATAGAATGTGAGATAGGCGGTGTTGCAGATTTCTCTTATCCTACAAGTAAGATACGGAGAGGAAGAGTACAGGGCGGCGGTCATGTTTGCCCGACACTAACAGCACAGAGCATGGGTATCTGCCGTATTGAAAAATTTGATCGGGGGGGGGGCAAGACGGTATGCAGCATAATGATATTTCAGAAGATAAGGAGATTGATGTGGCAAAAGTAGGACAGGTTTCCACAGATGGAAGTCAGTGCGGATCAGTTTATTCAGACGATGGCACTGCACCAACACTGACTGCCGGAACACACGGAGATGCGAACTCAAAGGTATGTACAGAGTATCGCATACGAAAACTCACACCAAAAGAGTGTTGGAGACTGATGGATTTCTCAGATGAGGATTTCCGTAAGGCAGAGAAAGTAAACAGTAACACTCAACTTTACAAACAGGCCGGAAACAGTATTGTTGTAAATGTTCTGGTAGCAATTTTAGGGCAGTTATTCTCTGGAAAAGAGGATGCGTATAAAAACTGTAAAGTAAAAACAGAAAGGTAGGAAAGGATAATGCAGAAATTGAAACAAACAATCGTTAAAAGAAAATCACATACCACAGATGAGGGAACAATGGGATTTCACGATTATGTTGAAAAGAAAGAGGACTTTTCCGAGTTCGTTGGAAGAGTAACGGATGCCTGCGAGGCGGTTGATGGAAAAATCCTGAGTGTGTCATATCCGAGTGAGGATGTCGCAGTTATTCTTTACAAGTGGTCTGACGGATTACATTAAATTTTTTTGCAGAAAATGTTTAGTCAACCAAACAAAAATAATTTGAAAGGAGAAAATTCAGTATGTTTGGAAAAACAGAAAAGGAAAAACAGGAAGATAACAAGGAAGCAGACGTTGAGTATGCAGACTATGAGATCTGCCGGAAAAGCAAGGTAGGAGAGTATTTACAGACCGGTCAGGAGTTTTTTGTCGCTGATATGAAAAAGAAAAAGATTTACAGCTCCAATGACCTGAGACTGAGAGAACTGTCTGAAAAACTGGATTTAGAGCACACATTCGTATTCAAAGAAGCAAATTATATGTAAATCACAAGGAGGACGTATGAACGAACATAAAAGCAGTGCCGGAAAAGGCGGTATGGGATTTTTAGGAGTATTACAGATCGTATTCATTGTTTTGAAACTTTGCAAGCTGATTAAGTGGTCGTGGCCGGTGGTTCTCATTCCTTTGTGGATTGAGATTGCATGGATTGTACTTGTCCTGCTTCTGGTACTTATCGTGAGCATCGCAAAAGCAAACAGAAAATAACAGGAGGCAGATATGACACAGAAACAGTTAAGAGACCTCAATACAATCGTGGAAACCTACGGTTCGGATAAACAGGAAGATATGGCAATCGAAGAGTGTTCGGAACTCATCAAAGCCATTCTGAAATTCCGCCGGAGCAACGCAAAGGATTCCGATTTGAGAGACGCGGTTATTGATGAAATCGCAGACGTACAGATCATGCTCACACAGCTTGGAATTATTTTCAACTGCGTGGAAGAGGTCAATGAGCGTATTGATTTCAAGATCGACCGCCAGATGGGTCGAATTAAGGAAAGAGAGGCAAAACGTGATGTTTGTTAAGTCTCAGGATGGAGCGGTAGTTCTGAACAACGACAAGGTAACAGAATACAGCACGGACAGCAAATATGATGGGCGGCACAAAGTTGCTGCCCTCATAGGAGAAAACAGAGTAGTGATTGGCAGATATTCTACGAAAGAAAAATGCAGAATGGCGATTTCAATGCTTATGGACTGCTACACCATGAATTTGCTGTTTGAAAGAGGACAGGATGAAAACCCCAGAGACTTAGTATGTGAATATGTGGCGGATCAACCACTTGGAGTGTTCGAGATGCCGCAGGAGGATGAAATCGAATAGGAGGACACTATGAGCAAAGAGTTTTATAGAGGGGAAATCTTCTATATCCGCAACGAGAGCGAATATAGCGGAAATGTACAGGGGGGGGGTAGACCTGCGGTAATCATAAGCAATGATATTGGTAACAATGCAGGACCTATATTGGAAGTGGTTTACCTTACCACCCAGGAAAAGAAACCGTTGCCGACACACGTTAAAATCAACAGTTCAAAATATCCGTCCACCGTGCTTTGTGAGCAGATTGATACGGTAAACAAGGATAAGGTTGGAGATTACATAGGACAGTGTTCTATGGCAGAAATGAAAAAGATCGATGCAGCGTTGGCGGTAAGCATCGGCATTGGAATTAACATCAAATCGAATGATCTGGTAAAGAAGTGGGCGGAAGCTGCAAATGAAGCAGTGAAGCCAGATGAGAAAGAACCTGAACCTATTGCAGAAAAGGTGGAGATGCCGGACGTTGAGACACAGTTGGAAATTGCAAAGATAACTGCTGAGAGGGACGTATACAAACGATTATACGAGGAAGCAATGGCACGGAGATAGGAGGAAACATGGCTCTAATAAAGAGAGACAGAGAAAACTTCTGGATATTAAATTGGCTTGATGAGTACATGACCGGTCACAAAGGATTTATATGTGGAGGATGTTTCAAAAACATATTCAATAAAGAAAAGGTAAAGGACCTTGATATTTTCTTTGAGAATGAAAGCGATTTTGATGATGCGGTACAGTATTTTGACAGTCAGACACCAGGATATGACGGAGACGATGTAAGAGATGAGAAATATCATTTCCACTACGAAAACGACAATGTAAAGGCATACAAACACATTGAAACAGGTGTTGTGCTTGAACTTTGTTGCAAAATATTTGGAAAACCGGAAGAAATTCTGAATAAGTTCGATTTCACAATCACGAAGTTCGCATATTACAAAGAGGAAGTAGAGGATGAAACTGGTGCGGTAGCGAAAAGAAAAGAACTTCCGTTTGAAACTCTGGAAGATGAGCATTTCTTAGAGGAAATTGGAATACCGGAAACACACATTGAGTACAAAATCCTGATGGATGATGCGTTTTTTGAACATCTACATCTTAAACGGATTGTAATTGATAAAGATATTCCATTTCCAATGAGCACTTTTGAACGGATGCTGAGATATGCAAAGTACGGATATTTTCCATGCAAAGAAACAAAGATGAAGATAATCAATGCACTTAGGGATTTGACAGACGAACAGGTTGAATTATCTGAAAGCCTTTATGACGGCATGGATTAAGGAGGAAAGATGAAAAAGACAGCGAGAGTAATTATCACATCAAAGTGCGACCGGAAGTGCCCGGGGTGCTGCAACAGCAAATTGGACTACACATCATTGGCGAAAGTGATTGGCGGTATCACGGCATTAAAGGACTATGAGGAAGTTGTGATTACCGGCGGAGAGCCTATGATAAATCCGGCACAACTCTACACAGTCATTAAAATGCTCAGAAAGCAGAACAAGAGACAGAAAATCTATCTTTATACGGCTTGTCTGACAATGGACGATCATCCGGTAATTTTAAAACACTTGGATGGTATCACAGTAACAGTCCATGCAGAAGCCACAGATGAGGATATTCGTAATCTGAAATACATGAGTTCCAATCTCTACGATGAGGACTTGGATATGCGCCTGTTTATCGACAAGAAGGTGTACGACAGGTACGACTTATCTAATATCTGCATGAAAACATGGGATGTAGTGAGAAAACTGGAATGGAAAGAAAAGTGCGATCCGGCAGAAAACGAAGAACTGTTTTTGTGGAATCTTTATTAAGGAGGCTGCCATGGAAACTTATAGAGTTGTATCAATTACAGACAGAAAAGGCAATCCGAGAATTGAGGGCAGATACCCTCTCAGAGTAGGGAGAATGTGCAAGAAACCCACTCCAAGAAACGGAGATGCCATGATGATTGAATGGTTGGCTCAGCCGGATGGAACACCGTATGTCGGCATGATTGTTACGAGTACAGTTATCGGATTCAAGACCGAGGATAGAGGAAAATACATTGAGGTAACAACCAGAAATTCAATCTACACATTTGAGAGAGTATGAGAGAAACAGAAACTTTTGATTACATCCGCCGGAAGTACCCGGACAAAGAAGAAAAGTGGAGAAAGGTCACGCAGCTTGTAAAATTCGATGAGAATTTGGAAGTAAAGAGTGTGCATGACTTCAACATGGAGTGCTACATATCATCATTTGGCAGACTCATACGGAATGGGATCCTATGCAATATGGCATACGGAGATAAATACGATATTTCCAGTATGTTCACAGATACAGACGGAAACCAAGTGCGATTTAAGAGACACCAGATTGTTATGCAGACGTTCTACATGGGTGACAGACGGCGGTATGACACAGTAGACCATATAAACAACAGAGAGAGGTTCGACAACAGCATATACAACCTGAGATGGGCTGATAAAAGAGTACAGTGCGGAAACCGCAGGGACAAGCCGGGGAAACATCGCATGGTTATCTGTATAGGGGATGAGGAAGAGATATTTTTCTCATGCCGGGAAGCAGAACGGCAGTACGATCTTCCGCCGAACTCAGTGGGTAAGGTGTGCCGGGGAGAATTGGAATCTATATATGGTTACAGATTTGGATATTTGTAGAGGAAAGGACAAGAAACATGAAAATGGATAAAGTGGCCGGAAGCGGCAATGACGAGTTCTATACACCTGATTACGCAGTTGCACCGATTATGAAATACATTCCGAAAGGGGCAAAGATATGGTGTCCTTTTGATACAGAGGACAGCCTGTTTGTCAAAAATTTCAATCGGGGGGGGGTATGACGTAAAAGCAACCCACATAAAGGACGGAGACGATTTCTTCCAGTATCAGAAACAAGGAGAAATGGTGCAATGGTGCGATTACATCATAAGCAATCCACCGTACTCTATGAAAACAGAAGTGATAGAGAGATTATTTAACCTAGATAAACCGTTTGCAATGCTTGTTGGAGTGGTTGGATTGTTTGAAAGCCAGAGACGGTTTGAAATGTTCAGAGACCACGAATTTGAGATTATGTACATGAACCGAAGAGTTGCATATTTCAAGAGTTACGAAGAACAGAAACCGTCACTCAATCCTCCGTTTAGCAGTGTTTATGTCTGCCACGGAGTATTGCCACAGAAAATTGTATTTGAAGAAATTCAGAAAGGATGAATATATGGGAAAAGATTGGACCGGAAATGGTAAAAGCATCTTCACAACCCTTGGTGCTTCAAACCATACAGACAAAGAAAGGGAAACAAATGATTACTACGCAACAGATCCTATCGCAATAGACGCACTCTTATCGGGGGGGCGGTACTCAGCCAAAAAGTGTGGGAGTGTGCAGCAGGACAAGGACATTTATCTGAAAAACTCAAAGAGCGTGGGTATGATGTGCGGAGCACAGACCTTATCGACAGAGGCTACGGACAGGGTGGCGTAGATTTCCTGCAGACTGATGAGATGTGGGACGGAGACATTATCACGAACCCACCATATAAATACGCAAAGGAATTTGTTGAACACGCTATGAATGTGATACCGGACGGAAGAAAGGTGTTTATGTTCCTCAAATTGCAGTTCTTAGAGGGAAAGGCAAGGGGAGAACTGTTCAAGAAATACCCTCCGAAATGTGTATATGTATCTCGAAGCAGGATTTTATGTGCCAAGAACGGAAACTTTGAAGAAATGAAAGCCGGAGGCGGTAGTGCAGTAGCATACGCGTGGTACGAGTTTGAGAAAGGTTACAAGGGAGTGAGCATCATTAAGTGGATAAATTAGACTATGGTTACTGGAACATGGACTGCATGGAGGGAATGAAACGATTTCCTGATAAATACTTTGAGGTTGCTATCGTGGATCCTCCATACGGTATCAATGCACCAAACATGGCGATGGGAACCAATAAGAGTCGGTCAAAGAATGGCTATCCGGCAGAAAGCACAGCTTCACGGATAAAGCGAAGCAAGGGAGCAGGACAATGGGATAACGAATCTCCTGGGGAAGATTATTTCAAAGAACTGTTCCGGGTATCGAAGAATCAAATTATATGGGGCGGCAACTATTTCCGATTGCTACCGACAAAATGTTTTGTTGTGTGGGACAAGGTACAGCCGTGGGAAGCGTTCTCACAAGTGGAGATGGCATGGACTTCTTATGACCTACCGGCAAAATTATTCAGATATTCCAACACAGGCGGAGCAAATACAGAGAGAAAGATACATCCTACGCAGAAACCGATTGCCTTGTATGAGTATCTTCTGCAGACATTCAAAATAAACGGGCCGGTTCTCGATACCCATGTTGGAAGTGGATCAAGCCTTATAGCTTACCACAGAGCCGGAGTACCATTCGTGGGATTCGAGATTGACGAGGAAATGTATAAGCTATCCAGTGAGAGGTTAGAAAGAGAGAAAGCGCAATTATCCCTGTTTGATTTAGGGATGGAAAGGAATAGATATGAGTGATTTCACAGAGATATACGCAGTAGATTTTGACGGAACACTCTGCGAGAACAGATGGCCGGAAATAGGACCACCGAATAAGAAATTGATAAGCTACCTTATTCGCAAAAGAGAAAACGGAACAAAACTCATCCTCTGGACGTGCCGGAATGAGGAACAGATGCAGAAAGCAGTGGAGTGGTGTAAACAGTACGGATTAGAGTTTGATGCAGTCAATGACAATCTGCCTGAGTTGGTAGAAAAGTTTGGAAACAATACAAGAAAAATATGTGCCACCTGTTACATTGATGATAATGCAGGAAACAGAGAGGACTACGGTATTCCTTATTTTGCAGAACCGGATCTTGCGAATGACACATTTATTAAATACCCAGTTGGCAGCGAGTGGATATTGAAATGTGATGGATTCGAGATACCTGTTTGGATTAAAAAAATGAGCATGATCGACAACTGGATTTTGGCTGTGAGTATAAGTGATGATCCGAAGTACAAGTATTTCAAAGTCCGCCGGGAACCGGAATGGTTTGATGGCAAATTATTTCCAAAGGAGCGATAGGAGAATGAAGAAAAATAAAGTAAACCCGAAAGAGTTTGATTGTCAGCGTTGTGGCAATCAGATCTTTAAAAGCCGTCTGCGTGATGATGTAAAGTGTTGTTTCTGCGGTTATGTCAATCATGTAGTGAAATATGTCAGGTGGCAGCGTAATGGATAATACAAAAATCGAATGGGCTGACAGCACATGGAATCCGATAACAGGATGCTATCACAAATGTCCCTACTGTTATGCCAGAGGAATATCCAATAGATTTGTCACAAGACAAGGCTGCCATCTGGTAGAGCCGGAAACGTACAAACTTACGAGAGATGATGGCTCAGAAGTCTACGAAATCAATGAGCAGCCGTATTATGTGGATGATGAGACCGGGAAACAGTACAGATGTGCTTATCCGCACGGATTTGTACCGACAATACACAGATACCGCATGGGAGAGTACAGAGATAAGAAGAGACAGAGGAATATCTTTGTCGGCTCAATGGCAGACATATTTGGAGAATGGGTGCCGGATCGGTGGATAAGAGAGGTTTTCAATGCGTGTGAGGCGGCTCCACAGCATAATTACCTTTTCCTCACGAAGAATCCCGGAAGATATATGGCATTGCACCATTATGGAGAGCTGCCGTTAAAGGATAATATGTGGTACGGAACAACGGTTACGGATCCCTATACGGAATACATGGGACAGGATGGAATGTATGAGTTTCACACTTTCCTGTCAATCGAACCGATCCTTACTGACTTTGGAGAGATAGGAGTCGGTTCATACATCCCGGAGTGGATCATCGTAGGAGCGGAGACTGGCAGCAGAAAAGATAAAGTCATACCAAGACGAGAATGGATTGAAAATATTGTGGAGCAGTGCAGAAAGTACAACATACCGGTATTTATGAAACCAAGCCTCACGGACATTTGGGGCGAAGAACTCATTCAAGAGTTTCCGAAAGCCCTTATTCATGCCTGATTTATTCCAGAGCATTGATAAGAATATGGTTAAATTGCCGGTAGCGTACTGCAAAACACACAAAGGGTATCTATCAACGAAGCAAATGAAAGTCCATAAGTGCCTGCAGATAGGATGCACTGGACTGGAAAGATTGGAACATCCCTACTGGGAGGAACGCCAACGGAAAAAGGATGAAGCGAAGAGAAAAAAGAAGCAACAGTAAATTGGTTCATGTTTCATTTGATGAAGTAGAGAGATTTGTTCCGAGAGTTCCGAAACAGATCTGCCCGGATGAGGATAACACCACTCCGAGGATATGCGTAGCACCTAACATATTGAGTGCAATCCAAGCGATGCCGCAAGGCGGAACAGTAGCGTACAACATGGCAAGGATTGGCGTACCGGTTGTTATCCATGCGTATTACATAGAGAGTGATGCTATCCTCATGCCGGAACAGATAGCGGATAAAGTGCCGGATGCCGTTGCCACAGGAGAAATGTGGGTTATGGCAGTTCCGGCAGCAGTCCGCCGAATAGACTACGAGATTGTTGATCCGTATGTGCCTATGAGGATTGACAGGAATGGCACGAGAGAACGATTTCTTGTATGGTACGGAGAATTGAGACGGGTTCGGTATCAGGATAATTGGAGAAACCTATCTACCAGAACAGCCAGAAATCAAAAGGCGGTAGAGTGGTTTATGGAAAATAAGCCGGACATATCGTACAGAACATTTATGTCAAATATGGACGATGAACTATTGAAATCATTCCATGTGGAATTAAAGGAGGTATGGGAGTGAACAGACAGAAGAAATTAGCAAAGCAGAATACACCGTTGTATAAGAGAGTACCGACACTTAATCTGGTAGACTATTCAGATATAAAAGTGCCGCTGGTAGTGATATACGACAGTCCGAAAGATTTTCCGGGGAAAGTGGTGGCAAGAGTATGGGACGGAGAGAAAAGCCGGCCAACAAATGTTTACTGCGAATATGAAAATCTTAAAAGATGCGAAGATGATGTAATGTCAGCCGGATTCATGTTCAAATTTCCAAGGACACCGGAGGACGATGCGTGCATCGTTGAAACATACATGAGATAGGAGGATTGCAATGGCAAAGAAGAGAAGCTGCCGCAGAACAGTAAATGAAGATAAGGTACATGAAAAAGCGGTTAAAATTCGCAAAATGACCGATGAACAGTTGGTGCAGTATGTCAATGACAGAGTGGAAAAAGCCAGGAGTGAGGGATTTAATCAGGGAAAGAAATCGTCTACCGGAATGACGGTCAATGATTTTCTGAAAGAAATCTCAAAAATCAAAGGTGTCGGAGATGCCACAATCTGCAAAATCATGGAGCATTTCAGAGAGAAAGGAATCAAGGATGAAAAAGACACCACTACAAATATTTGAGGAACGCAACGAAAAGGATTGTTGTCTTAACTGCAAAAAGCTGATTATAAAGCAGACAGACGCAGGACATATAAATTTCTGTGGAGAAACAGGAAAGATCATTCTCGATATGTTCCTTGATGTTGGAACTCATTTTCCAAAATGCAAATATGAGAGAAAGGAGTAAGCAATGCGTGTACAGAATCACATACCAATCAAGGCAGTAGCCATCAGAGAAGAGGACGGATTGGAAATCGGAACTGAATATGATGTAGAGGACATTATGATGGGGCAGAGCAATACGAGCGTGGGACTGGTAGGGATAAAAGGAGCATATAACAGTATCTCTTTCAAATTCATGCACGATGGCAGAGAGATTGACATTTTCAGAAGTCCTTTAATCAATCCGTATATGAGATTTAACGGTAACAATGGGATTTGCTATAAGGAGTAGCTGATGATAAAAACGTGGTATGAGGAATATGAGAAGATAAAGGATAAGGCGATAGTGGTATTTGGATATGAGTGGGAGTCTATGGCAGATGAACAGAAAGAGAAGATCCTAGCAGAGAAAACCGTGATAATGAGCGGAGACAGCGGATACGCCTGCAAACGCTATCAAATTATCGGAAACGCAAACAATCTGTCAGACCATGAATGTGCCATAATAGCGGATGGTGGAAACCTCTGCTTTGGGTACAGAATGGAGGGGCAGGAAATTGTTGTATACACAGATTAAAGGAGGACAATATGGAAGCAAGAGAACTGGCAAATAAACTCTACGGACGAGCATACGGAGATAGTTTCGATGATGTACTGGAAGAGGCAAAACAGAGCGGTCTCGTCATTGTGACGGGTGCATCGGATGATTTGATGGAGTTCAATGGAGCAATCTGCGATGAGGGAGGCTGTTTTGATGGCGGAAGAGTTTATTTCGATAAGGATGGAGTAGACCAGGAGGGAGAAGAACGTGCCAACTGGATAGATGCCAGATGGTGTGATGGAATGAACCGAGACGGACTTCCGGCAACATGGACGTATGAGACAGAAATTCCTTGTGAGAGATTTGATATTTGGGAAGATGGAGAGGTCTACTGCGTGGGTTTGGTATTCTCAATCGAGGATTTGAAATGAAAACCGCAGAAACCGTAGCATTGGAAAAGGCAATCAGAAGAGCCACATACAAAATGGGAACGTTTGGTTGCTATGAGGTAACAATAGGATATGGCGGCAAGGAGCGTGTGGACTACATGACATACGATACAAAGGGCATTTTCCGATGCTATGAGGTCAAGGTATCAAAGGCAGATTTCCATAGTGCAGCAGTTAAATCGTTCGTAGGTCACTACAACTATTATGTGCTTACCAGAGAACTTTACGATCAGGTCAAAGAAGAAATCCCAGACTGGGTTGGCGTGTATATTGGCGATTACTGCGCCAAGAAAGCCAAGAAACAAGATTTATCCGGTAGGGAATATAAAACACGCAGATCAGTCAATGGGCGTAGTACAGAGGTATCTACGCCGTGGGAGGATATGCTCAAAGAAAGCATGATCCGGTCACTGTACCGTGACTCAGATAAATTGATTCAGACTGAGGACGAGCAGTATATAAGCCGCCTCAGAAGCCAGATTGACAAGGCAAGGACTGAAAGGGACAGAGAATCCAAGAAGTACCTCAGATTATGGAAAGCCGTAAGGAAAGAATTTGGCGATGAAAAGGCATGGGAACTCATAGAAAAGGCAGAGGAATAAAACCTCTGCCTTAAATCATTTCCTGCCATTTATGGCAATCACTACATCATCAAAACCGGAATCAGAGTAGCAAGTGCCCTCCTGAGAAAGAGTTGTACCGGGCTGCAATTCCTGGTTATCATCCATGAAAGATAATTCGTTGAAATTAACCATCTTCCCATCTTTAAGGTACACCACATCCATCCACACATAATCTGCGGCGGAAGTTCCGTTGTTTGTCACAGATGCAACAATGCCGCTGTCGGTAGTATTGTAGTCAACGGATAAGTCAGAATAGACCGGAGAGTATTCCTTTTCCTCTGATACGGACAGTGTGTAATCGAAACTATCAATCTTATCCCATTCATCAAATGTGGTCCATATACCGGCTGTTTGCCCTGGAACAACCGCTTTTGTTCCATCACTGGAAGAACCAACCATGCTGCCGGAAGAATCCAATGCAGTCACATTCAGATCAATACTCACAACCTTATCTGAATTGTTTGTTACATACATAACGTAATACATAAAAGAATCATCCACGGTGCAGGAATAATCCTGCGTACTCATCAGATCCACAAGGTCTGTTTTGTCTTTGCTTTCTGTCGTAGCCGTGACCGCAGTAGTGCCATTTTGGGTAGATGTACCGCCACCACAACCAGTCAAAATAACAGCGGACAGCAGCAGTACGGCAAAATATCTCATCTTCATAGACATATCCTCCCTATATAAATGTTTAGTCCATTATACATCAATGTGTCTATCAATGCCACATTATTCGCTTGCCTTGAAATTATATATAGGTTTCAGAATGGCAAGAATATCAACGGTTTCTCCAATACATTCCACAATCTCATCAATAGGCTTGTATGCCATCGGTGCCTCATCTATGGTTTCCTCTGATACGGAAGTAGTGTAGATGCCATCCATAGAGTTTGAATAATCACTCATGTTTAGAGTTTCCTTTGCTTTCATCCGTGACATAAGCCGTCCAGCTCCATGCGGCGCAGAACAGTTCCAATCCTCATTTCCCTTGCCAGTTCCGAGAATACACCCATCACGCATATTGATAGGGATAAGAACCTTTTCTCCGTACTTGGCAGAGATAGCACCTTTACGGACGATGTTGGAGTCGTGGTCGATATAATTGTGGATGCACTCAAAGAAGTCCGGCATATCTGCATCAACACCCCATCCCATGTGATTGCATATAATCTGAGCAATCATAACACGGTTCATGTAGGCAAACTTCTGACATATCCTCATATCATGGAGATACTGTTCACGGTACTTACCCTCTAAATAACAGAGGTCTTTCGGCAATTTCGGAGTGACAGCACGGAAGTTTCGGCGCAGCTCCTTGATTGCGGATTCAATCTCAGATTTTCTTCCAGCGGCTTTGTAGTCGGCAATGAGCTTTTCCTGACGATCATACAAATCATCCTTACCGCGCATCAACTCATAGGCAAGGTTCTGATAGTAGTCTGCCACCTGTTTCCCAAGATTGCGGCTGCCAGTATGGATAATCAGATACTTATAACCGTCCTCCGCAACATCAACCTCAATGAAATGATTGCCACCGCCGAGAGTGCCAATAGAGCGTTCGAGACGTTTGGTATCTTTTAATTCTCGGTAACAATAAAGCTCTTTCAATTCTTCAAAACGCATTTGCCGCCCATCATGCACATTTTTCCCACTTGGAACATAGGTGCGGATAACACGATCTAAAGTATTCAATGTAACAGCATTAAAATCCCTATGTCCTAAACTGACGCAAAGCATACCGCATCCAATATCCACGCCAACGATGTTTGGAATTACTTTGTTTCCGAGATCCGCAGTAAAGCCAATGACGCATCCCTTTCCGGCGTGAACATCCGGCATGATACGAACCTTACAGTCCTTAAAGGCATCCTGAGACAGAAGAGTGTTAATCTGTTCCAAGGCCTCATCTTCGATGGTTTTTGCATAAACTTTCAAATTACTCATAGTGATCCTCCTATACTTTGTATGTTTTGTTATTTCCAGAATTTCCATTGTATTTTGTGAAAGGGCGAACCCATACACGTTTACCGGTTTTGGTAGTTCGGTAAAATCCCCTCACACTTACCTGTTCGGTAGGCTTTGTGTAGTGTCTTTTTGTACCGTCTGTAGGAACAGGTCTGCTATCAATGCGGTATGTGGTTATCAGTGGTGTAGCACCGCCGGAACGGCGCAGGATTTTTCGATGCTTATGAGAAATGCGTTTCTCTTTCTGCTCCGTAGTCTCAATGCAGTTGCGGTAATGAGTTGCAAAACACATGAGAGAATGGAACTTCAATGCCTCTTTGTACGGCGTTCTGTCGGCAGCCAATATCATCTGAGCTGCCTTGCGTTTTTCCTTGCTTAAAGCAGCCGGAAAGATGAGTTCGCCTATCTTCTGAGACTTCGGATCATATCTGTAATTGCAGACATACACGCCGGCCATATACAGATGCAACCGTGCAAACACACCCTCAGATTCATAATAGAATTTTATATCTTCCTCCGGCAGCTCAATGAGAGCAGAGGGGATAGGGATGCGGAACTCTTCGGCATCCAACCAATCCTTATTTTGTTCGTACCAATCAATGATCTTTTCAACCTTTTCGTTTGTATCAATGATGATTTTATTGCAGTTTGTAATATCAATCATGCCTAAGACCTCCATTTCTTCAATGGTCCCTTATAGCATTTGTCTATTTGAACACGTTCTTATCAAGCGGCATCGTGCGTTCCGCCGGAGATACGCGAGTGTCAGGAGATCCCCATATCCTTATCCGGTTTCACATTAAAGCCGGAAAACCTGTCAGCCAACAAAGGGATGGTGTATGCCGTTTTCAACCCTCATACCGGCGGCAGCTTTCACATTAAAAACTGCCAGAAACTTGTTGCCCAACACTCAAATAGACAAATCTTATAAGGAACCATTACTATATATGCGCCTCATTTGGGGCGGTAAATAATATCAACGTGGGAATCTAATGCCTGTTCAATCTTTTCGTCCGTAACACCCAAGTAACGAGCTGTAACGGCGGCGGAACTGTGCTGATACAGGCGGCGGACCAGTTCAATGTCCTTTCCGTTCTTGTAGTAAATCTCTGTTCCGAAGTATTTACGGAACGAATGGGTGGATATATCCTCATATTCGGGACCGAGCCAGTCGCAAACCTTTTTCAGATGCTTTTGCACTGCCCGGACACCGATAGGGAATATCAGATCATCGCCCTCAATGCCCTCAGAGTCCGCATATTCAAGGAGGAAGTTGTAGACCTGTTCCTGGACCTTGAAACGGCGAACCTTTCCGGTCTTATGCTCAACGATATTGAAAGCGTGGCCGGATGGCGTCTTAATGAAAGAGGAACGCCGGAGGGAGAGTGTATCTCCAATACGCAATCCTACATTCGCCTCAATAACGAGGATCGTAGCAATCCGGGGATTAGGCTGTATGCAGTCTCCAATGCCCTCATATAAAGTTTTTATGATAGTCTCGTACTGCTCATGCGTACAAGCTGTTGTTGTCTTTCCTGCCATATCAATCTCTCCCCTTACACGCCACAGACCTCATCGCGGATCTGCAAATCAATGTCAACAATGTATTCCATATCAACGCCGAGTTTTACTAACTCATGGATATATTTTGTAGTATCGGCTCCACCCTCTGATGTTTCGTAATAGTGACGAGATGCCTGCTTGAACTTCTCAATAGTTTCATCAATGGCACTTCGCCGGATTTCTTCAATCATATAGTTTGTGTGCATCATCATTCCTTGCAATGTATTCATAAAATTCTCCTTACTGATTTTTCATCAATCCACCAACAACATTATTGATTGCTGTCTCTGAAACGAACCCACCCTGCAGTCTTACAGGAGTAAGGGAACCGTTAGGGAGAAAGAGCATATCGCCATGCCCCATGAGCTTTTCGCCGCCGGCCATATCCAATGCGACCATGGAGTTTGTAACTGTACTGACACGGAGACAGATCTTTGTAGGCATATTTGCCTTAATCAATCCAGTAACAACCTTTGCAACCGGGTACTGTGTAGCGATTACAAGGTGGATGCCACAGGCACGGGCTTTCTGTGCGATTCTTACAATAGAACCCTCAACTGATTTACCGCCCATGCTCATAAGGTCTGATAACTCATCAATGAATACAATGTCTCTTCTCATCGGTCTATCTGCGAACTTATGATTGTAGCTGTCAATGTCACGGCATCCGGCAGCAGCCAGAATGGAGTAACGGCGGTCCATCTCAATACAGAGATTCTTCAATAAATCAACTGCGCCATTCACTTCGGAAACGACTGTACAAGCTGCGAGGTTTTTATAATACTCAAACTCGGTAGCCTTTGGGTCAATAATGTATAAGTGCATCTGAACCGGGTCTTTCTTCATCAATAGGGAAAGAATAAGGTTGTGCAGCACGATTGATTTACCGGATCCGGTCATACCAGAAATAAGGATGTGGCACGCCTTGGCAATATCAATGTAATGCTTGGAACCATCAACCGCCATGCCGATTGCCATTGTAAAACCATCGGAGGACTGAAACTCATTATCAATAAGCATATCCCCTAGGAACACGGTTTCTGTACCGGTAGGAACCTCAATATATACATAACCATTATCAAATCTCAAAGAGGCGTTGCAGTGTAAGGCTGCCTGAAATTCCTTTTCACGTCTCAAAATGGCTTGCACCTGAGTTCCGGGAGCCGGTTCAATAACATACTGTGTAAGGCGTGGTCCTTGATTGATTTTTGCAAGGGTGGAGCGGAGGCGGAAAGAGTTCAATACACTCAATATGGTTGCGGCTTCGTTCTTTACTCCATGAGATCCCCATGAGGTGTGATAAGTCATATTGCCATCAACGGCAGGGAAGATATACGGCTTTGTAAGTTCATACGCCGGAGCGGTGGCAGCGGTCTGTCTCTCTGCGGACTCTTTCAGTCCTGCATTGAGAAGTGCGCGGGCCTCGCTGTGTTTTCTATTTGCGGTCAATGCCTCCATACAGTTAATAAATACGCTTTTCTTTCTCATGGTTCTCAATCCTTTCTTTACCGGATGCCGGTAGTACACAACTTTCTGTTTAATGCCTGTAATTCTTTGATGTGTATGTCAATAGCTTTCTGCGATTCAGTGTCACATACAAGGCGTTGCGCCTGCCCTGCGTTCTCTATCATCGTCAATACACTGTCACTCAATAATGTCTGTTCTCTATCTGTCAATGAAATAACTACCACGTTCATACCTCCTACCACATATCATTACTTGAAAAAGTATTCAAAAGGATCTCATTGTCGGTTTCTGTTATATCCAGATAGTTGCCGGAATCATCAATAATACTCAATGCTTTTTCTTTGGTTATAGGTCTTTTCTCTGCGCCCCTAAAAGCGAAGCCATATCGGAACATCAAAGACTTTTCTGATACCTCAACAACTTCCCTTGCCTTGGCTCTGTCCAAGGTACCTTTATAGAATGACATTTCTAACATTTTGTGTTACCTCCATATTACAACGTGTTACATATCGTTACAATGTAACGGATTAGATTAAAATACTCTCAATCAATCGGCGGTTTCCGGGTGTAACCTCTCCGCCGTAGTTGGAAACGGTTAGAATCAGGTCAATAGCCGTTCTCAATCCTCGAAGCTCGGCAGATACCCGGCTGCGCTCATTGTGGTAATTTTTCAACGCCTCACGCTGAATAGGAAGCTCAAAGCGTGTGCGGCGCGGTGTGGATGGGTTGTTATAGGTGCGATCCATTGCATCAATGGCAGCCATGCGGCGATCCTCTTCAATGCTCATGCGCTTTTCTGTTGCTTCAAGGCTTGACACCTTGGCCTGCAGTAACTCAAAACTGCTCATACCGTTCTCAATTCTCAATGCTGTATTATTCATGGTTTCTTATCCTCCTAAACTCAATATGTTATGCTGTGACTACTTCATAATTTGCCGGGATCCTGGTTGCTGGCATATAACGGCCGGATGATTGGCAGAACCAGAAAGGGCGTTTGAACTGATACGCCGCGGCGTGTTTCAATAGTTCGATGCTTTCCCCAGTGTGGAGAGTAAAGCGGATCACTGCGCCGACAGGTAAATTTTTCAATGCGTGCGGATCTTTCTTTGCTTCAATGTTCTTTCTGCATCTCTCGCGCCAGTTATTGGCATATTCTGAATCAGTAGGGGAGAGAAGAGAGAGAATAGAAGCCGGGCAATGATCTTCACATGGTCCAGAACTTTCTCCCATCGTCTTAACTCCAAAGTTGAAATAATCCCGGCTGTTGGTGTGCGTCAATACAACGGCGGCGAATGTCTCAGCCTCTCCGGTGCTCAATATGGTTACTTTAACAGCGGCGTAATATGTACCGCCTACCATTGCGGAGCGCACAACCTCGGCTTTTCTGGTGTCGTTCTGCCATGTGTAAAGCTCGTCAATTTCTGCTTTCCGGTCAATAGCTCCGGTTCTGGTGTAGTGTGTAGCGTGTGTATAATCCCATCCCATAATATAAAGGCCTCCTTAATCCTGCACCGGCTCACATTGTAAGCGGTGGTTTTTACTGAATGTTATCAATATACGTTTTGTGTGGTTCCTCTGTTTGAAATCCTCAAAGAATTTTATCAATGTATCATACTTGAAATAGTGCAAGCCGATTTCTCTATACTCAATATAGCGGCTGTCTGTTATATAGATTCCCTGGTTGTTTCCGTATTTCTTGAAAAACTGCATTTTCTCTATATACTCATCAATATTTACGGTTTGCCCCTCTTGCAGATGTTCCAATACTGCGGAACGGTTCAGACATTTATAAGCCATCCTAAAGCCTCCGATCTTTTAATATATCCGGCAGAGCCGGGGCGGATGATCCGCCGCCGTCCGTCTATGCCTGCCATACTCCGCAATATTTACAAGTGCTATTAGGTGCTTCGGGTTCTCCGAAGATAAACCGGCGGATCTGGTCTTGCATGGTGTCCGGGATAAGCCGCGCCCACTGTGTAGCGTTCCGCCATCGGTTCACGGCTCTAGTTGCAATATAAAGCCGGTTGCGTGTCTCTGTGTCCATTTGGAAAACCTCCGCCAATGTATCAACGGCGTTTTGTTCCCTGTCGTGAACCTCTCGCGCATAATTAACATGATTCTTTCGGGTTGTGATTTCCTCAAAGGGACCACGGTATAAGGTTTTAGAGCTATAACAATATTCGTTGTAGGCCTCATTTTCTGCGGCTACTGCGTCAATAAGTCTTTCAATGTCGATTTTCATACTATGCGCCCCCTTTCTTTTTGGGCTCCATCTTGGAGAGTTTCACAATATCATAAAATGGAATAGAGGAGCGGGAACCGCGGAAAGTGTCGCGGATGTCCTCAATATAATTGTATCGTGTTTTCAATTCCTCAATATCTGCGGCTATTTCCTCATATTCTGCCGGGGTCAAGTCGTGTAAATGGCAATGATCCCACTTTTCAAAGAAACGGCGAGCCGGGGAGAACTTCGGCAACAGATCCCGCTGAGCCTGTCCGCCTCTGGTGTAGTCTAGTTTACTTCTGCAGAACTCATTCGCAGAGGTTGAGAAGTACGGCGCGGAGTTGGTGCCGAGGGTGTAAAAATTTACTTCAAAAGTGATCAATTTTGAAATCTGGAAAACATACATAAATTCTTTCATAACTCTATACAACCTCCTTTGCTGCTTCTCTTGCGCCCCATTTTGTAGCGTGTTCCTGGAACTCTCCGACCGTCTCAACGTGGAGAAAGTCAGGAGAGAAACGGCGCACGGTGTAAGCCCTGCGGCTGCCGTCAAAATTGTTTTCGCTGGTAACAAAACAGCGGTTTTTATACAAAGCGGATTCTATACGAGATCCCCAATATTTGAACGTTTCACGGTCGAAAAAGTGGCCTTTTCCGGTTCTATAAATGGCTTTCGCCTCTGATAATGTCATCATAATATATAAGCCTCCTATATTTTGAGAGGGAGCGCCCCGGAGGGCGCGCGCCTCGTTTCTGTCGGTTTAGTAGTTTTCAAAATGTGCCTGCAGTGTTTCGATCTCGCCAGCCGTGAAAAGTCTTTCAATAGCTTTCTTTGTTCTCTTGCAAGCCCTAAAAGCCTTTAATCCTTTTCGGATCTGATCCGCTCCGCCGTCAATATACCCGAACTCTTCCAGAAAGTCGGCTTCATCTGCACAACTCTCTACACAAGAGGAATCAGACAAAAGACAATATAAACAATCTTTTTTCTCCGGTTCATGGGTTGCGGATGGGTTACACTGATAATCAAAAGTATAACGGCGGTTATTTGCTGGGTTGATAATGCGGCATTTATAGAGAACGTGGGACGGTGTAAAAAGGTCCTTTTGTTCGTCTGCCTCTTCAAATGTGAATTTTAAAGAATCAATAATCTTTTCTGCTTTCATGGTCTTTCCCTCTCTTTTCTGTTGTTCCATCCGGGAAAGCCTGTTATAATAGGAGACAAGCCCCGGAGGGGTGGCGGCGGTCCGTGTCGCTTGGTAGGTGTAGCGGATCGCCCTTTTTTATTTTGTTTCAAAGTCGTTTACGTCAGACTTGCAGACGGCGGCTTGCAGGGGTTCGCCTGTCCTATTCCCTTTTATGCTGCGTGTATATAGGCAACTCGTTCCAGCCATCGCCCCGGCTCAATAGTTCCGGAGCGGTTCCCGCTTTCCCCTGGGAGCGTCGGGGGCGTTAATCATTGTAAAAGTGGTAACTGCTTTCACTCAATGCCGGGCCGGTTTTATACCGCTTTCCCGATCTCGTGCGGTTCTGAAAGTTTCAAAGTGCTTTCATACTTCCAATAACTTAATTATCTTTTTTATATGTGCGGTGTGAATTGGTACACCCTAGCACAGGTTTACAATTTTCCTTTTGCCTGATATATGCACTCATTACCACAGGGGCAGCCCTCACAGGAGAGACAAGCCGGAGGCGGTGGGGCGTGTGTTTCGGTCTCGTCTTAATAAGTGCCGCGCCGCCGTTGCCTTGGTCCGGGTTGGTTCCCTTGGTCCGGTCTGCGGTGCGTTGTTCTTTTGGGGTACACCGTGCGCCCTTGCCTGCGCTTGTTTGTTTTGTTGAACGTCCGGCGGTTCGTTGTTGTCCGTTGCGGTTCGTTCTTTATGCTTGTATTGTAAAGCGTATTCTTTACAAAGTCAAGCGGAAAATTTACAAATTATTACGGTTTGTGAAATATGTATAGCCGACTAAACAAAATAAGGGCGGTTTGTTGTGTAAATTGTACACTTTACAAAGTGCAAGAAAAACCCGGCGCAGTGTTTACCATGTAAACGGCAGACTTGACAGGCGGCGCAGATTCCTATATATTATAGTGGTATAGAATAGAAAGGAGGGCGGAACCGGTGCGGTTGAGTTTTGGCGAAAAAATGCGCGTTATGATGAAACGGCGCGGGGTATCGGTGCAAGAGGTGGCGGATCGTCTGGGCGTGTCCCGGCAGAACGTAAACCAGAGACTAAACGCCGACAAATTCACGCTTGAAGATATGGAGAAATACGCCGCCGCCATTGGTTGCGGAATTGAAATAGAAATAACAGAGCCGCCGGAGGGCGGAGCAGATCCACATATAAAATAAATAAGGATAGCCGAAAAAGTAGAACGTAGGGCACAGAGAGAAGCAGAAAGCAGCTTTTCCCGGTGTCCTTTTTATTTTGCCCGTGTGACAGTGTAGGACCGCCACAGAGGGCACAGAGGAAAGGAGGGCGCAGAGATGGCAACAGAGAAGAAAGAAACGGCACAGAGAGACGAAAACGGGGTAAGGAAGCAGAGCTATAAACGTTTTAAGGAGGGGCGCGACTATGAACCAACGGACGCAGAAACAACGGCGGCTTTATGTGACGCCTTTTTAACTGGATTCTTACAGACAGAGGAAACGCCGGAGGGCGGAGAGGTACAGAACAAAGGGGGACGGCCTAGGAAGTTAGAAACTGTAGAAGAATTTACAGAGGTAGCGGAAAAATACATTTTATATATTAAGGATAGAGCGGCGGAGGGTGTGCGTTTGGTGCCTGATGTAGAGGGATTTTGTAGTTTTGCCGGTATTTCTAGGGAAACGCTTAATAATTGGGAAACTGCCCGCCCTGGTGCGTATTCTGACACAATAAAAAGACTGAAAACCAGTATTGCAGCATTTAAGAAACAACTTGCTTTTGCTGGCAAGATCCCGCCGATCGTATTTGCTACGGACATGAACAACAACCACGGCTACACGCAGGCGGCGCAAAAGATAGATTTAAACGTAGGCAAGCAGGCGGCAGAACTGCCAACGGCGGCAGAGATCGCGCAGCGTTTACCGGTGGAAATGAGCGGAAAAGATCCGGCAGACACGGACGGAGATATAAATATATAGAATTTATGCGGTTTTGCGGTTCGTTTTCTTTTACTTTTACGAACTCCGGCACGTTTCCGGCGGTTCTGGTGTAGCGATCCGGGGACAGGTCCGGCAGCTTATACCCTGGGGCGGGGGTGTAGGGCGGAGCGGATCAGGGGCAACTCACCCCTCTGAGTTCCCGAAAAATTAAAAAGCCCCAAACCACCCCAATCGTAAAATGGCAAAGAACCCTATTACCGTAAACCACCCAATTTACAATGTAAGTATAAACACGGCATCCGAATAACAAAAGGAAAGTGAGGACTTTACAAAACCACAAAATCCAAAATCGGCGGATGCCTACCGGCATAGAAAGAGAGAAATATGGAACAGAACAAAGAAACAGCAACACAGAATAAGCAGAGAGAGGCGGAAGTATGCAGAGAGAAGAAACAGACCGCATGGGACAAATGGAAAGAGGACACACTGCGGAAGTTCAACCGGACTGCATGACAGAGGCATACACCGTAGGAATCTCTGAAACGCATATCAGAAACAATGCAACGGTATTCCGAGTATGGCAGATGATAGAGTGTGGAGAACTTACCAGAGAAGAGGGATTGTACCTCATGGTAAATACGCTTGCGGATGAAAACCATCGTCTGAATCAAATGTGTAATGACCTCATAATGAGGATGCCGTCACGTCTGCACGTAGAAACGATAACAGGCGAAAAATAAAAATCGGCGGAGGCTTACGCCTCATAGGAGGTAAAACCGGATGAGCAATGAAAACAGCAATTCCAAAAATTCCCCGGAAAATAAAAAGAGGTCTTGGCACAAGGAACCGTGGTATAAAAGGTTATTCGACAAGATTTTGGTATCGTATTTTCTTCCGTGCAAGCATGAGTGGGAAGTGTTGGAAGTCCTCTGGACGGTACATGATTACGGCGGATTTAAGTGTGAGGTATGCAAATGTGGGTGTAAGAAATGCGGAGAAATAAGCATTGAGCAATTATTAGTATGAGGTGTAGGGCATGGATAGACCGGTAGAAATCACAAGAAGCTATGCAGAGTGCAAATTCTGTAACGATATTGCTGATATGTGCAATGAGATACCAGATTGTACTCACTGTGAGAATAGAAAAGGAACATGGATAGATACAATCACGAGCCTGCTTGGCACAAAAGCGGTTGTCGTTCTGGAAGATGGCAAAGTGGAGACATATCCACTGGATAGACTTAAAGTTATCACAAAGAGGGAGAGATAATGAAAATTATTGAAGAAATTGGCGAAGCTGCAATGTTGGAACAGCTTGCAGAGGAATGTACCGAACTTGCAAAGGCAGCACTCAAAATGGCAAGGATCATCCGAAAAGAGAATCCGACACCGGTTACTGAGAAAGAAGCCATTGACAATATCCAGGAGGAATACACGGATGTTGTGCAGTGTGCCGGAGAACTTTCACTTACGGTTGATGAGGAACAAATGGCACGAAAACATGAGAGATGGGAGAAGAGAGTGAGGGATAGAACATGATACCATTCAGGCATTGCATAAGAGAACCGCATAGACCAGAAGTGAAATTTGAGATACTGGCAGCAGCACCGAATGAGTTTCAGGTACGTTACCCAGATTATGATTACATTAAAATGGGAACCGGACCGTCAGTGATGTATAACAGAGAACAATTACTGTGTTTCCTACTGACATATGACAAGGCAGAGTGCCTTGAATTTATGGAAAAACTGTATCATCACATGGGATGGTCTACTGAAAAGCTGCATGAGAATCCGGCGTTTGCCGAAGTGATAAAGGAGAAAGAGACATGATAGCACGTTTCTTACAGAATATTGTCGTAAATGACATTGAGAAGAATATGGAAATGAATATTGATAAGGGCGAAGAACTCTTTGCCATCGACAGAGGAACCCATTATGAGCTGAGAAAGGCTGACGGATGGGGAACTATGGCTCCGAAAGAGTGCGAGGGCGAATATTATGAGATCATCAAAGAATAAAAATCCGTGTTTTGATTGCCTTGCATCAGAAAAAGAAAATGAGGAAGTATGCAGGACCATACGGGCGATATTAAACAAGCACAATAGCGTACAAGTGGATCTGAACGATCCGGGCAGCATAGGAACATTAACCATAGGGGATTGCACATTTAACGTGTATCTTGGAGGTACAACACTGAATAGGCTGTCGCTTCTGCCGGACAAGGATGTATATAGGCGTGTATTCACACTGATAGAGGCGTAGGGGGTATGTATGGAAAATGAGACCAAACCACAGCTCTTTATCATGGATGAACGGCTCGGAGATCCCATACCGCTTGCGGAAATTAAGGAAATATCCGAGCCTACACTGGATGAAGAGTATGATATGCCGGATATTTCTCATCTGAAAGAGGGATTTGAAATACCTTTTGAAGTGAAAATGAAGAAATCTGCCATAAACAAACTGTTTCAACCGTGTTTTGGCAGAGAACCTTACAGGAATCTCGAAAAATGTGCCAAGTGCATACTGAAAAAGGACTGCGTTGTGGCGAAAATCGAGAACAATTTCAACATGAGATTAAGGGCATACCACCCTTGATAATAAATCACAAGGAGGACACCAATGGAAGAGAAAGAAAAGAAACCGTGGAGACCGCCAGAAGCGGCACATTTACCCGATCCGATAGCGTTTGCCATGCAGGGTTTTGAACGCTTTGGATTACCGAAAGAACGGCTGATACCACCATTACAAACATTTGACAGAGTGATGCAACACTCGGCATTTACCGAAAACCGATGGTGGGAAAATGCAAGACAGGTAACGGCAACATCATCGGCAGAACAGTGGCGGAGAGTGAGCATCGAAAGAGCACGCTGTCTCGGAGAACCATGGCCGGATTTTGATGATATACCGGTTGCGAGTATCACAGAGGATTTTTCACAGAAATGTCAAAATGCCACAATCGGATTGTTAAGAGATCAGGTTATAGCGTCATGCGCTATTCCGGGAGAAACATCGTTTAGAGACATTTTTAACCAGTTAGGTATTAAGGAGGACAATATGGATAGAAGTTTAGCGGACAAGAAATTTAAGAGAGTAACTATTGAGTGCGAGGACGGCACGACTTACGCTGGAAAGATCAATCATGTATGCGGCAGCCCGTATCGTTGCGACAAACTGTGTGTAGAAGCAATGGTTGAGGACAAGCCTATTGGAGCATACGGTATCGAGAAAGTCCTGTTCCAGAATCCGGCAACAATCGTATTTTGGTCTGACGGCACAAAGACGGTTGTAAACTGCATGGATAATGTGGAAATCAAGAAAAAGGTTGTTGATGGCAAGGAAGTAACCATTCGTAAGCCTAAAAAGGCTGATACCTATTCTGAGGAAGCCGGTCTGGCTATGGCTATCGTGAAGAAATGGGCCGGCAACAACGGAAATTACAACAACATTTTCCGTGAGTTCATTCCTGAGATGGCACAGTCTGAGAAAGAGGCAAAGAAAGCTGCCAAGAAAGCTAAAAAGGCACAGAAATCGGAGGAATAACCAATGACGCTGAGGGAATTTGCCAAAGGATATGACGGAAACATTATGCTGAAAGCATTTGAGAATGAGAAATCAACAGCTCCGGCAGCAATTATGATGACTCAGATTACGGATTCTATCAAGGATGAGGTTCTTGACAAAGAAGTATATAGCTACACAATGGTTTGCACTTCACTGTTTGAACGGTATCTGAGAGTGAATTTTGAATCTGTGCCGGAGATCCCAAACGAAACGGAGGAAACCACATGAGAACCTATTTTTTTGACACAGAGTTTACTGGTCTGCGTAAGGACACAACTCTTATCAGCATAGGAATTGTCTCAGACACAGGAGATAGGTTCTATGCAGAGTTGACGGACTATGATGAGGGTATGTGTGATGAATGGATTGAGAAGAATGTTCTCGATCATTTGGTTTTGAGTGGCAATGCGGAGTTAGAAGAAAGCCTGGCAGCCGACAATAAAACAACGACTGTAATCGGCAGTAAGGCAGATGTTTGTTGCGAACTTATGGAATGGCTTGAAATGGACGCTAATTTTGACAGTGATTATGCTGCGGTATTCGTTTCAGATGTCTCGCATTACGATATGGTGTTACTGATTGACTTATTGGCAGGAAACGCTATGAAGTTGCCTGAGTTTATTACACCGGCTTGTCACGACATCAATCAGGACATTGCAACGATGCTTGATATTTCAGAAAAGGCAGCTTTTGACATTTCGAGAGAACAGCTCCTTACAAACAGAGGAATTGATTTGCCGAAAGGTCAAAAACACAATGCACTCTACGATGCGGAAGTTATCAAAGCGATATATGAGGACTTTTTCTCCGTGGGGGGGGTAAAACAGGGAGGTAAGAATGGATAAGGGACAAATCTTAATGGATTACCGCTTGGCGAAGAACCATAAGAGACAGATACCCATTCTTGCGGACTTGAATGTGTGCGACACGCAGACAATAGTAGAAATTCTGGAAGAGGGCGGTTACAAGCGTATGTTCAATACGAATGGTGTGGATATTTCCGTGAAGAAAACAGAGATTGAGCAAAAGTATTCTTCCGGGGAATCCATAGCCGCCCTTGCAATGACATATCACGTTTCAAAGAAACAGATTAAGGTACTTCTCGGAGTAGAAGAGACGGAGGAAAAGGGAACCATGTCTGAGCAGGAAATGATAAAGAAACTCGGAGAACTTACGAGCGAGGTTGAAAAACTGAAAGCAAACAAGAAATCTCTGGAAGAAAGAAATGCGAAAGTAGAAAAAGAGAATGATAATCTGAGGAAACAGATTGAACAGCTTGAAAGTTTCAATGCAGAGCTGGATGCCACAGTCAAGGAACAGACTGAAATGCTGAATGGTGGAAAATTATATGAGGATTATCAGGAAGTTTGCATTAAGAACAGCAAGCTCAACGCAACGGTTGATGTTCTGGTAGAGAAAATCAGTATGTTAAAGGCGGTGGGCTGTCATGGATAATGGAATGGAACTCAGAGTGAAAGATTATTGTGCTTTCTGCCCTGATTTTGAAGCTGACGTTGATAAGGTTGATATTACTGTATTAGCGGATCAGACCCAAAAGGTATTAACCACAATCAGATGTGAACACGCCGAAAAGTGCGAAAGAATATACGGAAGAATACAGGAGGGCAGAACCAATGAAACAACGGTGGTACAAAGTAGTGTTTGAAACCATTGAGAGAAAACCAATCCGCAGAACCGTTACCGTATGCAGTACGGACAGTGTTCATGCTTCTGCTCTGGTATATCAACAGTTCGGCAGAAAGAAAATCAAGGTAAAATCTGCCAAGAAAGTAAAGGAGAGCGAATGATGGATAATTTGAACTTGAAACCGCAGTCCCCAGATGAAGTAAAAACCATGATGTGGACTGGGGAAAATCAGCGTGAAATGTTCGATCTGCTTACTTGCGGTAAGAAAATTGATGATTATATGACTGCCAGTGGAGAGAACTTTTTCATAGACCATAACGCCGTAAAAGGTGGGCTGGTACTCATTACCAACGTAGGAAATCAGTGCGGATGCGAAATACCGGTAAAGATAGGGGATTATGTATGCGGCCGCAGATATGGAGATAAATGGTGCTTTTCCGTTGCGGACGGTGCGGCTTTTGAGAACAATACTTGTGGAACTCTCAAAAAGAGAGATGGGAAACGAAAACCGATAGACATATTCAAAGACCAGGAGCAGTTAGAAGAGTGCCTGAGAGAGTGGCAGCACAGGTTATTCCTTGATGGGTGGCTGATATTGGCACACGTTGAGGATAAAATTATGAATCCTAATGGAGAAGAGGTAATTGACGCTGCCGGGTATAACACATTCGTATTTGAATCCAGTCAGGCGAACATCCAGTTACTCAGCGATGAATCTTACAAAGAGAACAATACATTGTTCAAACACTGCATGGAAAAGGATCTTGTGCATGAACTTTTACATTGCAAGTACGATTGGATGGGATGCCAGGGTGGAACCTATGAGGGCGTGTATCTGGATGCGACCGAACACCAGAAGCTAGAGGAAATGGCAAAGAGTCTCATCATGGCAAAATACGGTGTGGACTACAACTATTTCATGTGAGGTACGTTATGACAACGGTGGTAGTTTATAAGACCGGGACGAGAGAAGTCCTGGCGGCAATTCCGGTAGAGGGTGGCGATGCCGTTTGCCGGAATGATATTGATTTTCAGATTTACAACGGAACAGAACCAATTTTTACGGAAACTCTAGGAGGAATGGTTCTGGCAGAAAATAAATTTATGCTAAAGATGGAGGGCAAGAACAATGAAAAATAAAGGAACATGGATTATTGTCGGCATTGTAGCCGCATTTGTATTACTGATTGCAGGAATTTTCGTAACCACGAACAATAGAGCCATCTCGTTAGAGGAACAGGTTCTTACGGCGGATTCTGATGTGCAGACACAGGAGAAACGCAGAACCGATCTCATTTACAATCTGGCAGACTGTGTAAAGGAATACGATAAGCATGAGGCAGATACACTTCTGGCAGTTGTTGACGCAAGGAATAATGGCGGTGTGGATATTGAGAATGTCACAACTTCCATTGCTGCGGTTGCGGAGCAGTACCCGGAACTGAAATCGAATGAAAATTACAAAGAGCTTATGAATGAATTGTCTACGACTGAAAACCTGATTGCACAGTACAGACAGTCTTACAACAATGAAGTCCGGGCATACAAGAAATATGTTCGTAAGTTTCCTCATAAGCAGATCTTAGGAATGATGGGATATGAGGTTATCAATTATTCATATTTGGAATACAGCACAGAGGACAGGCAGCCGGTAAGCAATCTGTTTGGAGAATAAGCCTATGAGAAAATGGAGTACGATAATCTACTCCGGCAGTGGTTGGGATTTGACGGTGCGAGAACTCATGTTTAGCGTCGTCATTATCCTTGTCATGCTCACGGGTGGATTTTTCATCAGCGAAAAGATAGCTTCATACAATGACGAACAGAATCAGGAATACTATCAAGCTATGCAGATTGATGGAAATGCGGAGCTGTTTCGGTACGGTATGCGAACTGATGTAGGAAATGCGTTTGTGAAAGGAAATCTGGTGGCAGTAGATCCTGTTACAGATCCGGGCATAGGTGGAGTACCAGCTGCCTACATAAAGGTTGAGGAACAACACTATAACCGTCACACGAGACAGGTGGCACATACACGGACGGTAAATGGAAAATCTCAGACTTATTACACCACGGAGGTATATTATTCGTGGGATTACTACGATAGTTGGGAAAACCATAGTCAAACAGTATCGTTCCTTGGTGTGGAGTTTCCGTATGGAAAAATCCAGATGCCGGGGTCTTACCTGTATGATACGATCAAGCAATCGTCCCATGTGAGGTATTTGTACTATGTTATCAACACAGAATACAGTGGAGTTATCTATGCCAATCTCAAAGATAATACAATAGAGGATGGAACACCGTTCATTCAGACTGATACGTTAGATAGTGCTGTGGATTACATGGTAAGCAGCAGTACGGCGATGTTGGCCGGATTCTGGATGTTATGGATTGTCGTTATAGGAGCTGCGGTGTATGGATTCTGCTATTTGGATAACAAGTGGTTGGAGGACGAGTGATGTTCATAGTAAATCAGGATAGAGACACTACAATCAATTTGAATAACGTAAAAGAAATATTCGTAAGTCAGGAACGAATATTTGCGGACAACACAGTGATTGGGAAGTATAAGACGGAAGAAAGAACAACTCAGGTTTACGATGAAATGCTGCAAATCTTATTCTCCCCATATATGATGTTAAAAAATGCAGAATTACCGCCGGATGCAATGAAAAACTTTGCAAACGGAAATGTGATTCTGCTGAAAAGTGCGGACAGAGAGCCGGACGTGAAGTTTTATGACAATGGATTATATTATATGCCGGAGGAATAGAGATGAAAGATTTGATTTTTGCACTTATATGGTTTGTGGTACTGGGAATTTATATCTTTGTGAGTTGGAAAGATGCAAAGTCCAACAACGATGTAAAAAAGGAAATTACGCAGATGAATGAACTGCTCTTAGAACAGAACACACAGCTCAGAAAGCAGAACGATCATCTGAATATGGTTATCCTGAGTGTTTGCAGTAAGAGCGTGAGAGATAGGCAACAGAAGAAAGATGGTAAAACCAATGATGAGACAGAGAAAGAGAAACAATAAACCACATTGGCGGAAAAGACCACAGAGGAAGTTACAAGATCAACCAATGCCAATGCCGGAACCGTCCGTTGAATTTCAAAACACCTACACTTTCAGACCGATAGAGACGTATCAGGTATGCAAACACCTTAATATATTCCAAGCGGGTCGAGAGGATATAGCAGGTTTTGTACATAGGGAAATGGCACAAGAAATGGGTATGAAACTTGCACAAGACGGAATACTCGTATTCGACACAGAACCAGATTCTAATAACTGCGGAATTGTTGTCAGGGCAAGAGTTGATGTAATAAGACCGATGTAAAAATACAGAGCCGTGTAGAGCCGTGAGAAAGGATGAATTTTCATGGCTCAACTGTCGAACAGAGATATAATCATACGGCTTTTGAAAAGCGATCTGAGTGATTACGACAATCTCCTGTCATTGCTCGGTATGGCGAACGAAGTCCTCAGTGAAGATAAAGAACTGTCAAAGAAATTGGCGAATAAGGTTCGATTCCTTGCACTGAGGCTTTGTTCCACAGGAGATATAAAGTATTACAACCTCTATAATCAGGCTTTGTTATTCTTGGCACAGAAACATAAGGACTTCGATTCTTACTTGCTGTATGTGGAGAAAGACAGAGACCCGGAGGACAGATACTATCAGCCGAGAAGAAATAAGATTTACTGGCTTGTACAGAAGATGCAACGGCTCATTGATGATGAGCTGGATATTCTGTCAATATCAATGCCACCCGGAACCGGCAAGACCACTCTGGGAGAGTTCTTCATATCGTTTGTGATGGGGCATTATCCGAACACACCAAACCTTATGTCCTCTCATTCTGGATTTATGACGAGAATGTTCTATGACGCAGTTCTCAATATTATTACCAGTAATGAGTATTGTTGGAGCGATGTGTTCCCGGATGTGATATTTGAGGGAAACAATGCAAAAGAGGAAACAATCAACCTTGGAAGATGGCAGCCTTTTAAGACACTGACCTGCAGACCAATCAGAGGATCACTTACCGGTGTTACCCGATGTGAGGGATTTCTGTATGTGGACGATTTGGTTTCCGGTATTGAAGAGGCATTGTCGATTGACCGTCTGGATAAGCTGTACGGAGAGTATACGACAGACCTTAAATCCCGTAAAAAGAAAAAGGCAAAGGAAATCCACATTGCCACACGTTGGAGCGTCCACGATGTCATAGGACGGCTTGAAAGGATGTATGAGGGCAATCCAAGGGCAGAGTTCATTGCCGTGCCGGATATTGACCCTAAGACCGGAAAAAGCAACTTCGACTATGATTACGATGTCGGATTTGACGAGAAATACTTCCATGACATGGAGATGTCTATGGATGATGTTTCATACCGTTGCCTGTATAAGAGTGATCCTATCGAGAGAGAGGGTATTCTGTATCATCCGACAGAATTACAGAGATACCTCGGAGGACTGCCGGACAGAGAACCGGATTCCATATTGGCAATCTGCGATACTAAGGACACCGGTACAGACTACAACTTCCTCGGAGTTTTCTATCAGTATGGAGACAGATATTATCTGGAAGATCTGGTATTCAAGAATATCGATCCGGGAACTCTGGACGAACTCAACTCAGATATGCTTGTGAAACATCATGTGCAGCAGGCACAGTTTGAGAGCAACAAAGAGGGTAGCCGTACCGCCAATGAGGTAGAACGCCTTGTAAGAGAAAAAGGCGGCAGATGCCATATTACGAAGAAATACACGACCCAGAACAAAGAGACCAAGATCATTGTCAATTCTTCATGGGTTAAGGAACACGTTATATTCAAGGATATTACAGAATATGAACCTAAGAGTGATTACGGTGTGATGATGTCATTCCTTTGCAGTTACACACAGCTTGGAAAGAATAAACACGATGATGCACCGGACGCATTGGCAATGTTCGCACAGTTTGTAGATGCTCTTCTCGGCGGAGAGGGACAGGTAATGAAGAGAAGCGAACTCGGAATATAGAGAAAGGGATAGCATGAGACAATACAGTTTCGCCACCAACCTAAAAAGAGAGAGACAGAATTTAGAGATTACACAGAAAGAACTTGCGGATGGGGTTCATGTTTCACAAAATACCGTGAGCGATTGGGAGTTATGCAAATGTTATCCTCCAATCGACAAGATATACGACATAGCGAATTTTATGAAAATTCCTGTAAGTAAGTTGCTTTCTGACATACAGGAGAATGGTTGTAAAGTCGAATAAACACTAGAAATTAAAATTTTTTGAAAAAATTGTTTATTCCACTTGACAAACAATGTTCAGTAGGCTATACTACGACCATACCAAGTGACACGGACATAAGTTAAGCGGAGTGAACACAAGGTATTTGGCATTAAAGTTTCTCCTAACCATTACGGCACAGCAACAGTGCCGTAATATGGGAAGTAAGCTAACTCGGTAGAAGCGATGGACTGAAAATCCATAGGAGTTGGTTCGACACCAACACTTCCCACTTAGAATTATTGTTCCCCGACAGTAATTCCATATCAGAGGATTCCAACTTATGTAGATCCTCCGAAGCCTCACATGGAATCCCCAAGTGTGAGGTATGGACCATTAGCTCAGTTGGTTAGAGCATCCGGCTCATAACCGGACGGTCTGGGGTTCAAGTCCCTGATGGTCCACGCATGGCAATCCGGCACGAAACTATAAATATAGCCATGGCAGTGAAGCTACGCCGAGATACACCGGAGGAAGTAAGGCGGCTGAGTGCGGCGGTGCAGTGCAGAAACGGTATGACTACCGCATAACCGTGACGGCTACCAGAGGTAGCAGACAAGAGAGGATGCAAAAAGATGTATATTCCTGAATTTTGGTGCGGTGTTGCCGCAACGATAATCACAGAAGTAATAATTGCAATCGCATATTCCATATATGCAGACCACAAGAAAGGAGGCAAGAAGTAATGAACAAAGCTGAATTAGTACAGGCTATGGCTGATGAAGCCGGACTTTCTAAGAGTGATGCTGAAAAGGCACTCAACGCATTTGTGGAAGTTGTCGGCGGAGAACTCGGCAAGGGTGGAAAAGTACAGTTGGTTGGATTCGGTACGTTTGAAGTAACTGAGCGTGCTGCCAGAATCGGAAAGAATCCTCAGAACGGAAAAGAGATTACCATTCCGGCTTGCAAGGCACCTAAGTTCAAAGCAGGCAAGGCTCTGAAAGATGAAGTGAATCGCTAAATGATCGGAGCGAACTTGGTGTAGTGTGGTGGTTCGATTCCACCTGTGGGCGTAGCTCTTGCGATTAAGGTTCCCACCGCTTCTTTCCTAATGTTCTTGGCGATACAAAGAAAATTCCGGGCGAACGGCAACGATTGGTGGTGTTGCGGCGGACTGTAAATCCGTTCCCTCGTGGTAAACATTGGAGGTTCAATTCCTCTTTCGCCCATTTAGGTAGATTGCAACCTATCCACATTGAATGTTTTGGACGCGGACAGACTTTCTTTGCGGAGAACAGCAAGAACCTGGTTATGATTTTGGCGGTTGAATGGATCCTATCTTCCAGACAAAAAGCAACAACCGCACCGGTTCGGTTAGTCAAGCGGTCAAGACACTACCCTTTCACGGTGGAAACATGGGTTCAAATCCCATACCGAACACTTCGGTTGAATTACGCTGACTGTTTACAGTTGGTTTAGTATTCACTGATAATTAGTTTTGGCGAAAGCCGTGGGAAGCAATCGGAAAATAGGGAGATTGCAAAGCTCATTGACGAGGCTTATTTGAGCAGTCAGGGAAAGCCGACAGGACTTAAAATTGGAGAGCTTGCGTAAGTCACGCTAAAGACCACTGTTGCAACGGTGCCTACGATAGCATAACTGGAAATGCCACGGATACCATGCCGGGGAAAGTGGGGTTCAACTCCCCACCGTAGGACGAGCGGATTTCTTAACTGATTTTCTTAGTCCGGCTTTAACAGGAAAGAAAATTGGCGGTGGCGAGGTTCCGGTGATCACCAAGTGCTTTTACATTACCAAGAGTTTTCAAGAAAAACTCCGGTGCGGAAAATTTACTGCTTAGAGTGCATGAGCGTTACAGCGATTTAAGCGGCGGTGGAAACTTCCGAGAAAGACCTGATTACAGATGTGCGTGAGCCGTAACCAATCGAGCCGTCATGCTTAGTCAGGCGCAGAGGAATGTAGTAGAGGCGGAGAACTGCGATAACAACGTACATCCGAGGTAAGGCGATAAAGAGTTGGACTCGTCAAAGGTTCTTTGAGTATGTAGTCGGTGGATTATGAGAACCATGTGGAGGGGTGCAAGGTCCGAGAACCACATTAAAAAATGAAATACCTTTGTTGGCAACTGTCTTACACGTTGCATCGGTTCGGTAGTGGCAACCATCCAAGCTGCCGCCGGACTGCATTGGAGTATAGCTCAGATGGATAGAGCACAACACTACGGATGTTGGTTAGCGCAGGTTCGAGTCCTGTTACTCCAATAATGGCTTGTAGCTCAGTGGTAGAGCGTCTGACTGTTAATCAGAATGTCGTGGGTTCGATCCCCACCTTGCCAGTTGGAGACACTTGACTTACTCTTTCAAAGCACTCCATAAAAAGGTTACGAAAGGGCGTTTACGACCGGCGGAAGAGGATCTCCGACTTGTACGTTACCAAGGGAAAACTACTCTGCCGTGTGTCCGGTTGGTCGAGGGTGCGGTCTTGAAAACCGTCTGGATGTAAAAGTCTCTGGGGTTCAAATCCCTAACACGGCGTGGCAAAGTAAAGGATACGTTCGATTCGTAGGTGTATGGGTTGCACATTCTCTATCCAAAAACCAATAGAGAAAGGAACGGTTCGATTCCGCGGTGTGAGGTCGCATTTTACTTTGTGGTTTTGGCTCTATGGTATAAAGGTTATTACGCCCGACTGTCTATCGGAAAATTTGGGTTCGATTCCCAATAGAGTCGTTATGGTGCATTGCCGTAATGGTAGCGGAGTGGCTTGCTAAGCCATCCGGCAGAAATGCCGTATAGGTTCGATTCCTATATGCACCGCTATGAAACCGTATTCCACCGGTGGAGGAGGTCTCAGAATTTGGAGTTGCCGGAATAGGTAGACGGATAATCATAGTAAAGGAATGGGGTAGGCGAGAGGTAGGTGCGAGGACAAGCCACAGAAACAGCCGTAATCCTACCGCCCCAAGAAACTACTGAAAATCATAACTATTGTACCGAGTACCAACAGCGAAAGGTGTGGCTAACAGTAGCATAGTTCCATAGTGGGTGCAAATCCCATTACTCCAAAGCCGTCCTGACTTCGGACGCTAAACCAGTTGGGGTTAGAGAGATTTCCCGAAAGATAGTTCCTATTGGCATACCCGGTGGTTAGGGTGTATCACAGCAAACCATAGTGAGTGTACGGAATTATTTAATCAAGTCCACCGTTCAGGATGTCGGCTGTGTGACGGTTAAGAGTGATTATGCGAGAAATTCGACATAGCAGAAAACTCAGAGGTTCTTGTGGGGCGAAGAACCATTATGGCGGAGTGGAGCAGTGGTAGCTTGTCGGGTTCATGCCCCGGAGGTCACAGGTTCAAATCCTGTCTCCGCAATCTTGCGTGGTAGTTCAACGGAGAGAACATTATGAGCGGTTGTCATGCTTCATGTGACACGGACAGCAATAATTCTTTTTTTTCGATGGTAACGAAGAGATGAGGGTTCGATTCCCTCCCACGCAACTCATACGGTGTCTCAAAGCAAAAGTAACCAGAGACTTAATGATTCGCGGCTAGGTGTGAAAGCCGAGGACACGGAATGTTAATTTGCCCTAAGCGAAGAGATTGTGAGATGAAACACACAAATAATCAGAACGCCGTATAAAACAGAATATGGAGAGGTGGCGGAACTGGTAGACGCAATTTACATTGTGAAAACGTATCATTTCTGTGATACAAACAGCAAACAACACACTAGGGAATAAATGTAGTGTAGGTTCAAATCCTACCCTCTCCAATCAAGGCGATGGCGCAAATGTCCTTACAAATCAAGAAGATGCGCCGATTACATGAGTGAGGTAGCTCAGTTGGTAGAGCACGAAAGAAAACTGGATCATGTTTGTGATCCGAACAGCAATCTTTCATTCCATGCTAAGGACGTTGTCGGCGGTTCAAGTCCGTCCCTCACTCTATATGGCGATGTGGTGCAAAGGGAGCACAGCAGCTCTGTTAAGAAGAATGTCATGTTAGTGGCATAATCAGCAAACTCCTTTCAATAACAATCCCAAGCTGCGGATAGGGGTTCGATTCCTCTCATCGTCTCTGCCCCGATTGCCGGTTATGGTAAACCGGATGGAACATGGTTGACAGGAGTGTTCCTTACAGCAATCGAGCATACGGGTTCAAGTCCTGTCGGGGCAATTAAGTGACGCTTACAGCAATCTTTCAAAACAGAAAATTCCATTGAAAATATTTTCCCGTTTGAAACAGCGTCATGTAAAAAGAAAGAGGTTGCCTATGAACCGAAAAGAAGATTATAGGGATATGGAAAAGTACCATAAGGCGTGTCAGAGACAGCATAGGCGATATTACAGCAAAACGTCATTTCTATATCCGTCTCATCCGTGGACTGCGGAGGAAGATGCACTGGTAATCAAACATGAGATTACCGATTCTAAACTGTCTGAGAAAATTGGTCGTTCTGTCGGAGCGATACATAACAGGCGGTATGAACTTAAAAAGTTAGCCAGATAGGCATAAAACTTTACATGGGACACTTACAGCAACCCTTTTGGATATGACTGTTAATCATAAACCCCAATAGTGTCCTGACAATGAAACGGTAAACAATTTTATAGGGACTCCTACAGCAATCACAATGGTTAAAGCAAATGTCTAAAAAACAATGTGAAACGGTTCAATTCCGTAAATGAGAGTCCTGGAAAGGTAGGAAAACATGAGCTTTGCAGATGCAATGAGAGAAGAGGGTAGATTTACCCGGACTGAAAACGGTGCAGTGGCATTGAATACTTCTGGCGATGCCAGATTGGATCTGTTTGGTACAATCGGATCGCTGAGAGAGGCTGATGAGAACAGAATTACCACTCTGTTTGCTGAGGCATACGCACAAGACAAACTCTTTGCTACAAAGATTGCGTTCTACGCAAGAGACATTCGTGGCGGTCTTGGAGAGAGAAAGACTTTCAGAACCATTATTCGTTATATGGCAGAGAAACACCCAGAAGCACTCAGACCAAACCTTGATCTGGTTGGTGTATTCGGAAGATATGATGATCTGTATGAGCTTATCGGAACTCCATTGGAGGACGATATGTGGGCGGCAATGAAGAAACAGTTTGAGGAAGATTTACAGAACCTCAATGCCGGAAATGCAATTTCTTTACTTGCAAAATGGATTAAGACCGCAGATGCAAGCAGCTCTGCCACAAGAAAACTCGGAATCCTTACGGCGCAGAAATTAGGCTATCCGGTCTACAATTTCAAGAGAATCGTCCGTAGCATGAGAAAACAGATCGGTGTCGTTGAAAGTCTTATGTCAGCCGGAAGATGGGATGAAATCAAATACCCGGAAGTTCCGAGTCGTGCGATGATGATTTACCGCAAGGCATTTATGAAACATGATGCTGAGAGGTTTGGAGAGTTTATCAACAAGGCAGAAAAGGGAGAGGTAAAAATCAATGCTTCAACACTGTTCCCTTACGATATTGTTGAGAAGATCCTTTATGGCAGAGAGAGCAGTAAGGTACTCGAAGTACAGTGGAAAGCATTGCCGGATTATGTGGAGAAAGGAACAAACGCTTTAGTTATGGCGGATGTGTCCGGTTCTATGAGAGGCAGACCTATGGCAACATCAATCGGTCTTGCAATCTATTTTGCAGAGAGAAATGTTGGAGCATACCACAACCTGTTTATGACGTTCTCTGACAGACCGGAGACGGTTATTCTGAGTGGAGAAACCCTTGAACAGAAGATCCGCAACGTAAGCAGAGCAAATTGGGATGGTAACACAGACCTTAAAGCTGCTTTTGAGATGGTTCTTGAAATTGCGAAAAAGCATAATACTCCACAGGAAGAAATGCCGAAAGCAATCGTTGTTATCTCTGATATGGAAATTGACTATTGTGGAAACCGTGAGTGGTCTTTCTATGACAAGATGGCAAATAAGTTCCGCAAGGCCGGTTATGTAATCCCTAACATTATCTTCTGGAATGTGAATAGCAGACACGATGTATTCCATGCAGATCACAACCGTAAAGGCGTGCAGCTTGCAAGCGGACAGTCCGTGACGGTATTCAAACAGATCCTGCAGAACCTTGGCTACAATCCGGTTGAGGCTATGGAGAATACAATCAATTCTGAGAGATATGATTGCATCACAGTCGAATAGAGTAAATACTGACCGGGGCAAATAGCTCCGGTCAAATAAAATATAAAAGGAGATAACCACCAATGAAAACACCCTACAATGAAATTGTGAACATCGCAAGTATTGGTTCACAGACAAATCCGATTTCTCTAAATGAGATTTTGAGAAAGGCAAACGATGAGCAGCTTACACCGGCAGCACAAAACAAAGAGAGAGTATTGTTTCTCGGAATTGATGTGCAGCAGGACTTCATGGATAATGGAGCACTCGGAGTTCCCGGAGCACACGGCGATGTGGAGAGAATGACACAGTTTATCTATAACAACATGGATAAAATTACAAACATTGCGGTATCTATTGATACCCACACACCACATCAGATTTTCCATCCGTGCTGGTGGATTGATGAAAATGGCAACAATCCGGCTCCTTACACACCGATTACGCTGGCAGACCTTGATTCTGGAAAGTACAGAGCTGTTATCTATCCTCGCCAGAGCCGTGACTATGTAGAACATCTGGAAAAAGACGGAAAGAAAACCTTATGCGTATGGTCTTACCACTGTTTACAGGGTACATCTGGTGCGGCATTTGAAAATCAGTTTGCCAACATGATTTATTTTCACTCTGTTGCAAAGAAAGCCGTTACGCAGCGTCTTGTAAAAGGACAGGATCCACTCAGCGAAATGTACGGAATTATCAAACCTGAGTATGATACAAAGAACTACATCAATATCGACTTCCTGAACAAACTGGAAAATTACGACAAGATCATTATTGCAGGAGAGGCAAAGAGCCATTGCGTATTGGAAAGCATTAAACAGATTCTCGAACATTACGCTAATCGCCCAGAGATCACTCAGAAAATCTATATCCTGGAAGATTGTATGTCCTCCATTCCTGGGTTTGAGGATGTTACTGAGCAGACCTTTGATGATTTTAAGAAAACGTACCATGTAAACATCGCGAAAAGCACAGATGATATTTTGTAGGAGGTAGCCGGTATGAATGAAACAGAACAGATAATTGACGGATTAGATGAGGTTGAGATCGCAAATACCTCCATTGATGAAATCGACAGTGAGAACATCAATTTAATTTTTGTCGGAATCGACAAGTCTGGTTCTATGGGAATGTATGAAAGAGATATGGTAAAAGCTCTTTCGGATTTCAAAGATGCACTTATCAATTCCAAGGAATGTGATGAGATTCTGGTTGCAAGAGCAGACTTCTCCGACAGTGCAACCGTAGGAGGCTATAAGCGCATTACAGAGTTTGACACTTCGTATAGCACCGATGGATGCACAGCTATGTACGATACGATCATTGATGGAACTGAGAAGTTGAAAGAATACAGAGACTTCCTCAAAAATGAGGGAATGAGAGTAAAGGCCGTGTTTGCAATTTTCGGAGATGGGATGGATAACTCTTCTCAGCCGGGAGGGTTTGCAAAGGCAAAGAAAGCGGTAGAGTATCTGAACGTGGAAGAAATCGTTACTGCGTTTATCAGTTTCGGAGGACAGGCAACACAGGAGGCGAAAGACCTTGGATTCAAGAATATCCTCGATGTAAGCAGTTCTGCATCAGAGCTCAGAAGAGCTTTCAACTGCTTATCAAAATCAGTGATTGAAAACTCCAAGAGTGCCGTATCGAAACAGGATGATTTTTTTGACGTATAAAAAATGAGAGTAGAACGGCGATCCTAAAAGGGGTTGCCGTTCTTTTTTGTGGGAGGAAATACAATGGTTATAAATAAAATCGGTCAGCAACATATCGACTACGGTACGAATTGCCAGGACTACGGAATTGAATTTGATGGGATGAAAGTTGTTTGCGATGGCTGTTCGGAGGGGAAACATTCGGAAGTTGGAGCAAAAGCGTTTTGCCATCTTTTGAAAAATGACAGCAGAATTATACATGAATGTAGTGTATATACTGCCGCAGCCGCTTTTGGAGAGATACTTGGTCTATTCGGGCAGACTTCCAGCTCAATCAGAGATTTCCTTTGTTTTACGATCCTTATGGTTACTGAAAATGAGACACATTTCATGGTAGATTACTGCGGAGATGGTTTTATCGTGAAAGAACGTCTGGATGGAACGATTGAGTTTGAAGAACTATCTGACGGAGAATACCCGAAATACTTTGCCTACAATTATGTGAATAAAGATATGCTCAAACAGTACAAAGATGGTGTCAATTTTTCCACAAAGGCTTTTCCGAAAGATGAATACAGGAATATTGGTGTAGCATCTGATGGAATACGATTCGCCATGAAAGATGAACAATTTAAGAAAGAATTTACGGAAGTCCTGCAGAGCGGCAAGGAAGTAAGAGTAAAGAGGTTTATAAACAAACATCAGAAATTATTCCAGGACGATACAACAATCGTATTGTAGGAGGGCATTATGAAAATGGCACTAACGAGGATAGGAAAAGAAAAGATAAGACAGCTTACCCCCATAACGGAGGGAGGCGAGGGATATATCTATGAGTTTGGCAACGATATTCTGAAAATTTACAAACCCTGTGTTGATATTGCAGCCAAGGAAAAGAAAGTTGCCATGCTCATTGACAAATCGCTGCCAAAGGAGGCTATTAAACCGATTACGGCAGTGTATGACAATAACAATAAGTTTATTGGTTACATTATGCCAAAAGCCGTAGGAGAGGAAGTAAGAGTTCTCACAAGTAAAAAATATCTGAAAGCAAATGGGATAACCACGAAAGATATTTTGGAAATACTCGTAAAGATACAGGACACCGTGAGAGATATACATTCCGCCGGAGTGTGTATTGGGGATCTGAACGATCAGAACATCCTCTTTGACAAAACTGGAAATGTGTACTTTATAGATTGCGATAGTTGGAGCGTGGAAGATGAAAAATGTGAAGTTTGCATGGACTTATTCAAAGATCCATTGATGAAAGGAAATGATTTTTCAGAGGAAACAGACACATACGCAGAGGCAATTTTGATTTGGAAAACCCTTACAAGGATTCATCCGCATGGTGGGACTATGACACCAGATATGGATATTGTAGAACGTATGAAACGAGGAATATGCGTAATAGACAATCCAAAAGTAAAAATACCAAGAACGATTAAACCGTGGAAAAACTTATCTCCTTATCTGGTTGATTCTCTGAAAAAGATTTTTGAGAATAAGAGCCGATCTATGGGGGATGAATTAAATCACATGGCAAAACACCTTAAATTCTGCGATGTACACCAGGAGTTTTATTATGGCAAATATGCTCGTTGTCCGCTATGTGATAATAATGCAAATGTTCTTACTAAGCCGGTATCACAAGGGGTAACAGGAGGGCTTACACTTATCACGATGCTCAAAGGAAACGATGTAAAAATTGTTCTAAATGAGCAGTGCTATATCAATAATGCCGGAGAAGTAGTGGAAGTTAAGAATGGGAATAAATTCACATACGAAAGCGGAATTAAATACCATTTCGCAGAGGTTGGAGCAGAGAATATTGTAATAAAAGCGGATGATAGAGCGTTCTGGTTTACCACGGATAGAGAATATGTGTTTGAGAAGAAACACAAGAGTCCGATTTATGCGGCAGGAGATTCAGTATATTTCATAAGTCCTGCCAATACATTAACCTCTATCCAGATCACAAAATCAGGCAACGGAATACGGACGATTACAAAATGTGGATATGAGAGTTACTTTGCGGTATCTGAGGGACATTCGTGCGTTGTGAGTAGATTTGCAGAAAACCTCATTGTGAATCTGGATGGAAAAAACATTGAGATACCATATACTGATACCGTGAATAATTATGGAATACACAGAGATAAAATAACCGGAGGATGGCTTATCGTGTTGGAAAACGGAGCCGGACAGTTCTTTACCTTTGTGTGCAATGAACATGGAGTAGCGTATAGCGAGGATCGCATTAAATATCAATGCGGGCTTGGCAATGTATGTTTTTATAACTCCAATATCTCAATACCGATTGATGGAAATATCAGAATATATTCGTACCAGAAACAGGCATTTAAAGATTTTGAGTGCGAAGCCGTATCGCCGGATAGCTGTTTAATCAAAGATTCCACAGCATTTACGATCGTCAATGATGAAAATATTTATAGACTTGTGAGAACTGCACGATGAAAGGAGAAAATGGTATGACAGAAGCGCAGAAAAAAGCAGTTGAGGTACAGAAAGAAATCGAAGAGGCTTGCATCCGGCATGGACTTAATCTTACTATCTTTGAAAATGGAATTGGATTTGTGGATCCCAAAGACAATAAAATTGTCATGGTATGGAGACCTCAGTATAAACCCGAAACGCCATCATTACGCCCTATGGAGGAAAACACACAGACAGATTTCAAACCGGTCACGCAGAAACTGTCTGGTGGGAATATGGCGGCATTTATCTATGGCAACCAAAAGGGCGGCGGCAGATTTGTAGGAAACCGTAAAAAGCATACTATCAGAGGGATGAAAAAGAAATGACAGAAGAGGAAAAAATCAATAAATGGATAAGCGAACACGATGGGGATGATTACTGCCATTACTGCACACTTTCAGAAGATTGCAGCCACGGTATGGTATGCTACGGCGGAGAACCAATAGAACCTGCGTGCTGCTCCTATGATATTGCAGAACTGCTTGATACAGAGCAGATTTTGGAGGATATGGATAATGGGGAAGAATAATAAATTGATAAATTCTCTGAATGAAATTGCCAGAAGAAACCGCTCACAGAATGTTGCTACCGCAGCAGATCAGATGGTTCCACAGATATATGCGGCTATCGCCATTGCGTTGCACCGCACATACGGTTTTGGGTATAAACGTATCAATGATATATTCGTGGAGTCTCAGCACATTTGGGAGGACTACGCCGGAGACGGATCTGGCATGGTTAAAAAATGTGAGGAAGAAACAGGAGTGACTGTATGTAGCCCAGAAGAGGCACAGAGATTGATGGAGATGCAGAATGGGATGTAGTGAAAATTGCGGATCATGCACATGGCATGAGAATTTCAATGGGACAACGGATTGGATATGCGCCAATGAGGAAAGTGATTGTTACGGAGCAGTTACATCCTGGGACGATTGTTGCATAGACTACGAACCAAAACACGGAGAATAACGAACTCAATTACATCATTTAACTTTCAATTATATCATTTGAAAAGGAATGACTACGTTGAATATCGGCTACACCGATATTTTAATGCGTTATCATTCCTTTTTTGTTAAAATGATGGTGTCTTGGTATAGACGTTGGTGGATTATCCCTTTCTTGATATGGAGTAGTGAACGCTACTCCATATTGGTAAGCCCGGATAGCTCAACTGGCAGAGCATTTGATTTGTAATCAAAAGGTTGTGGGTTCGATTCCCACTCTTGCCTCTTTCGAGAGGCCATGGATTCCTCCATTATTGTAGGATAGGGCGGTGGCGAGCCGCCCAGTAATGTGTGGTGGCGCAGTTCGGTAGCGCATCTGACTTTTAATCAGACGGTCGTGGGTTCAAATCCCATCCACGCAACTATCCACATACAGAAAGGAGCAGCTATATTGGAAACGGAAAACGTATACTGCCCTGTATGTAAGGCGCGGGCAAACCGTGAAAAACTTCTTTTCAAGAAAGCACCCGGAGCATCCGGCACGATTTTTATAAACTGCCGTGGATGTAAGGAAGTAATAAAAATAGAATTAAGCAAAGAGCCTTTGAGCCGGTTAAGTCATAAGTAGACTTGATCGGTTCTTTTGTTTTATTCGGAAAGGGGAAACTTCATGTACGCAAGCAACCGTCCAACTCTCGGTAGACGAATGTTAATGACTGATGAGAGGGAAATTACGAAAGACAATATCATATCGGTTGTATCTAAGGCGTTTATGGAACACCAGGAGAATGTGGCACAGGAAGTTTTTCTTTTTGAGTACGAGAAAGGCAATCAGCCAATTCTTAACCGTGAAAAGAAAATTAGACCGGATCTCAATGCCACAGTCGTAGAAAACAATGCTTCAAAGATTGTGGACGTGCATCTGGGATATTGTTTTTCCAACCCGATCACTTTCGTACAGAGAGCAAAGATAGAACCGACAAAGAAACAGAAGAAAGCCTTATTCGGATTTTTGAGAAAAAAGGATGAGGACGATGGAGAGAATATTGACGATTTGAAGATCGCCATGCTCAATAAAATGATGCAGGAGCAGAGCAAAGCGGCAAAAGATATTGCCCTTGGAAGAAACTTATTTATCTGTGGTGTCGGCTACCAGATGATGCTGCCGAACAGAAATAAGAACAGATATTCTCCATTTGAACTATTGGTTCCAAGTCCACTTACAACCTTTGTGGTGTACTCAAATGACGCATATAGAGAACCGGTGCTAGGATGCACCTATTCCGTACATGATGATGGAACAATTACTCTTACGGCATACTCAAAGAATTTCTGCTATACCATTGAGCATGAGTTGAACACGACAGACTATCATCTGAAAGAGAATATCGCACCAAACCCACTCCGAAGAATACCGGTCGTTGAATTTTATCTGAATGACCGCATGGGTATTTTTGAAAAGGTTATCCCACTGATGGATGCAATGAATCTTGTGGATTCTGACCGTATCAATGATATTCTGCAACACGTTCAGAGTTTACTCTGGATGCACAACTGCCAGGTAAACGAAGAGGGCAAGAAAAACCTCGTAGACGGCGATGGAGTCATTATGACAAAGAGTACCGGGGACGGCAAGGAAGCAAAGATCACTTACCTCAATCAGACATTGAATGAGAGTGAGGTTCAGAAACTTGTGGATCATCTCAATTCTCAGTTGGAGCAGATTACCTCTACACCATCATGGCAGGAGGCAAGTGGCGGTTCAACCACCGGTGCGATGCAGTTATCCAATGGATGGCAGTGTTTGGAGATTTCCGCTAAGACGGTTGAACAGTTATTCACTGAGCCGGAAATGCAGCTCATTGATTTGGCAATCGAAATCATTAAGACAGATCAGAGACCGTATGACGGTCTGAAAGATATAGAGACGGCAGATGTCGAAATCCGTTTCTGCCGTACAAAAACCTATGATTTGGTGTCTAAGACCAATTCCCTTGTGGCATTGCTTAATGCCGGAGTAGACGGTCTTACATCGTTTAACACTGTTGGACTGTTCACAGATCCACAACAGGCATGGGTTGATAGTAAGCCTATTATTGATGGCATACAGAAGAAACTTGCCTCCAAGGAGGAAAAGACACAGCAACCGAACCCTAACGCATACAAGGATGAAGATGGGAACGGCGGGGAGAACAACACGGAAAAAGATAAGACAGAGGAATCTAAGCAGCCAAGTAAGACTGCAATGGTAGAAGAATAGGCGGTGTGAACTATGTATAATCCGGTTGAATACTTTGACGAAATGAACATTCTCAAAGACGATAAGCTCCGCCGGAAGAAAACCGCCAAGGAGTTTATAAATGCACTTGTAGACTTCTTTGAAGCACAGTTTCTCAATCTTATTTCCGGCATTTTCCTTTATGAAAAGACGAGTGCTGATTATGAAAATGAACTCATGGATCTCTATTTTGCCATGATGCCTGAATATCAGTACGACACAGAAGTAAGGGAAAAGGCATACAGATTTGCAAAGTATATTCAGGAAGCCACAGAGAGGGCAGTTGCAAATGCCAACGGCAACGATAAATATAAAATATCTCGTATGACCGGTGGCATGATGAAAGAAGAGGATGTTCCAAAAAGTGTAAAAAGGATGTTCTCGGAGGTTAGAGCCACGGAGATCGCCCTGAATGAGACAAACTGGATATATAACTGGATAAATCATCAGAACCTCGTGGATAAGAAACAGACCACCCATACATGGGTAAGCATGAGGGATGAACGTGTCCGGGTTAGCCACTGGGAGGCGGACAGCCAAACAGTTCCTATTAACGAGCCTTTTATCATCAACGGGTACAAAATGATGTTCCCCCTCGATGATAGTATGGGCGCACCGATAGATGAAATTATCAACTGTCGGTGCGTGGAATTATAAATCAGGAGGTAGAAAACCAATGGCAACTGCAAAACAGACAGCAGCAGACAAGAAAAAGATGGACGATAAGAAGAAAGCAGCTTCAAAGAAATCCGTTTCAAAGAAAGATACTGCCAAGAAAACTGCTAAGAAAGCGGCAGCAAAGAAGTCCACAGCAAAGAAAACTGCTACCAAGAAAACAACTGCCAAAAAGGCAGCAAAGAAAAACTAACTGAATACAGTTAGAGCCTATGAGCCGGATGTGATGGAAAATCGTGTCCGGCTCATTTTTTCGGTTACAGAGGGAGTAATTCCTTTCAGATAACGGGTTAGAGAAAACCCTCATCAAACGCATACAACTATTGTCTTGCAGAGACGCAAGTAAAAAAACGCAGAAATTCACACGGAGAGAACCGTTCAAACGCAGGAGGTCAATTATGGCAGATGTAAACAGCGCAACAACTCAGAACCAGACACAGCAGCAGTCTCAGACAGCACCGCAGAATCAGCCTACTCAGGCATCCGGTACACAGCAGCAACCTCAGACAGATAAGCATGAGGAAAACAACTCCGGCGGAGAAGTAACCGTTGAGAGCCTTATGGCACAGCTTGCACAGGAGAAAGCGGCAAATGCGAAACTGAAATCCGATAACGACAAACTTTGTACATCCGAGGGAAATCTTCGCAAACAGCTTAGAGCTAAGCAGACAGCCGAAGAGCAGGAGGCAGAGGCAAAAGCGGAACAGCAGGCTCAGAGAGATGCTTATGTCAAGGAACTGGAAAAATTCAAAGCGGTAGCGGAATCATCGGAGCGTTACTTAGGAATGGGTATGCCGGCCGAAATGGCAAAGGCTACGGCAACAGCAGAGTATGAGGGAAGCATGGATGTTGTTACCGGAAACATCACTAAGTTTATGGCGGAAAGAGACAAACAGAAAGAGTCGGAAATCCGCGCTCAGTATTTGGCTCAGATGCCTACGCCACAGTCTGGAAACGTAGGTCAGGTTGACTATTCAGCACAGATTAAACAGGCAATGGACGCAGGCGATTCACAGGCTGCGATTCTTGCAATATTAAGTCAAAGTGCCGCTAACAATCAGCAGGCATAAATCTAAAGGAGGTAATGAATTATGGCACAGGGCACAGCAACATCATTCGCTGTTCCTAATTTTAGCGGAATGTTATTCGCTAAAGGACAGACAGCAACACCGTTCTCTACTATGATTGGCGCAAGACCTCTTGTAACCAATCATGTAGAGTTTACTTGCGGTCAGGAGTACAACACAGAAACAGGCGAGCAGCCGGAGATTTCTGAAACAGCATCCCTTACTGCACCACAGCCGGAAATGGTAACTAGAAGCCAGCTTACCAATGTAACTCAGATCTTCCAGAAATCCGTGGCGATTTCTTACGGAAAGCAGAGTAACATGGGTACACTGCAGGGCATCAATGTGGCCGGTCAGCAGGCAAATCCTATGGACGAGCTTGCATTTCAGGTTTCTCGTAGAATGGCAAAGATCGCACAGGATATTGAGTACACATTCATCAACGGAAAGTACGCAAAGGCAACTACTGATGCAGAGGCCAATAAAACAAGAGGACTTCTGACAGCTATCACAACCAACGTACTTGATCTTGCTAAAAAGCCTCTCACATATTGGCTTGTAGCAGAGGGATTAAAGTCCATTCACGATCAGGGCGCAAAGACAGACAACATTGTTCTCGGAGTTGATGCAACTACAATGTTGCAGCTTAACCTTGATGCGCAGCAGAACAACCTTACAATCGTTCCCCTTGGAAGAGAAGTGAACGGTATCAAATTACAGACAGTAGTTACCCCTCTTGGAGAAGTGGCAGTTGCTTTGTTTGATACTATGCCTACCGGTACAGCCGTTCTGTTCGATCCGTCCATCATGGCTCCGGTTCATCAGATGGTTCCTGGCAAGGGCAATTTCTTCCTGGAGCAGCTTGCAAAGACTGGCGCAGGAGAAACATATCAGATTTTCGGACAGATTGGTTTGGATCACGGTCCTGAGTGGATGAGTGCTAAGTTCACAAATATTTCCACAGATCTTCCGAGCAAACTGACAGCAACTACAAAACCGGGGGAATAACAGGTCATACCCTTGACGGTGGTTCCCGTATCGTAGCCGATTCTTCTGTTTCCACATCATCAGATGCGAGCACAGAAGAGACGGTTGCTGATGTCACAAAGAAGTATACAGAGGAAGAACTTAATGCTCTGACAGTGGCACAGATTAAGGCTATCGCAACGGAACGTGGGTATGACATGAAAGAAACCGTAAAAGCAAAGCTGATCGCAGAGTTTTTAACTCAGCAAGGGTAAGAAAGTGAGGACGGATTATGGACGCTAAATTGTTGAAAGTCATTTTAGATGATGAAACTCTCACTGACGAACAGATTGCCGTCCTCCTTGTGAAAGCTCAGAAACAGGCTGCAAATCAACACTTTTGGGCGGATGATGATATTCCGACAGAGGCAGAGTTGGAGAGGTTTTATAACCGGTATGAGTTTGAAATCTATGATTTGGCGAAAGCCATAAACTCTGACGATGCGAGGGGTGGACTTGTATCTCACACAGAACTTGGAGTTACCCGAAACTGGGGACAGACAGGTAAGAAAGATATTGAGTTGGCCTTGGCGAAGATTCCACCCAAAACCTATGTCGGTCTGTTAAGGAGGGATGGCAATGCCTAAGCTGAGACTTAAAGACCTCAGATTGAACCAAGTCCCCTTTTATTACCAGACCTATGACGGAACGGTAGACGAAGTGGATGAGGATGGCAACCTTACTGGGGAGAGCATACCGAAGTATTCAAATCCGGTTCGTGTGCTTGCGAGAGTAAGTCCGAACTCAGGAAATGCAGAGGATTCTCCGTTTGGTAAAGATATTGTCTATGACAAGACCATATCAACCGTACAGAAATTGCCGATTGATGAATACTCAAAACTCTTCATAGATGTGGTTCCTGTTCTCAATGAGGACGGGTCCACGGACACGGAACCAGATTATATATGTGTCTGCCCGAAACATGATTTGCAACAGAATCTATGGGCGATACGGAAGATTAAGGGGAATATCCATGCAGGACAAAATAACGATCAATCCCTTTGACCCGGACAGCATAGATGAGGCCATTAAGAAACTGGAAAAGCGGAAAGAACGTATACACAAATGCGCAGAGAAACTTATACAGAGACTTACAGACCTCGGAGTTGAAAAGGCACAGGAGTTAGTTCCGGTTGATACCGGTACGGCAAGATCTTCCATTATCGGCTATCTGGATGAGGCAGAGGGAGTTGGAATCATAAGTGCCGGAGGGTATTGCAAGTACATTGAGTTTGGTACTGGAGTAAAGGGTAGGGACAGTTCCCACCCAAGCGAAGAGTACAAGGCAATAATGAACTGGGCGTACAATTCCGGTGCAACAATCTTTACCACGAAAGACGGCAGAGAGGGTTGGTATTATCCGGCTGATGATGGCACATGGCGATTTACAGAGGGTATGCCGTCAAGACCATTCATGTATGAGACGGCACAATATCTGAGGAAAGAAGCACAAAAAATAGCAAGCGAGGTATTCAAGGATGGTTAAGGACAATGTGAATTTGTATTTTACGAACCTCCTGAAAGACTTGCAGAAACAATACAGCAGTTTGAAAGGAGGACAGGTGTATAAAGCTACACCACCGTCATTCCCCTATATGTATTTCAAACAGATAGGCGGAGACGGAGCGTTATCCACACTTTCAAATACAGAGGACGGTATCAATCTTGGATTGGAAGTCAAATTCTATTCAAACAAATCCGCCTCAGAAGTGCGGAAGTTAGCAAATTCCGCAAGGGAATATATGGTAGGGATTGGATTTCATTGCGACTACTTCTCCCCTGTGGAGAATGTAAGCGATACTTCCATTTCACAATTCCTTACCCGATTCTCAAAACTGGAAACATGATTAACTCCATCGGCTAGGGTCGCTCCCGAAAAGCACTCGCCTGGTGTCTGCCGGTGGTTTTAATAAATTCAAGGCTTTACCTCTTAGGCAAAGGAAAACACAAGGAGGTAGAACGAAGATGGCAAAATGTACAAATGTGACATATCTCATGCACGAGAAAGCAGATGCTCCAGGAACATTTGAGAAGTTGATCGACATTACTGAGTACCCGGATCTCGGCGGAGAAAAGGAAAAACTCGATGTTACAACACTTTCCGATACGAAGAAAAGAACCATTAACGGTATCGAGGACACAGGGGATCTTGCTTTCAAAGCATGGTATGAGAAAGCTGATTACAAGAAACTTTTGGATCTGCAGGAAGCAGGAAAAGTTGATAAATACCAGTTATGGTTTGGAGAAGAGGGTGTTGACGGCAAATGGGAGTGGGCCGGTGTTATGGCAGTATATCCGACAAGCGGATCTTCCAACAATGCGAGAGAAATGTCATTCTCCATTACTGATGAGGGCGAAGAGGCTCTTCATTATGTAACAGCGTGAAAAAGTGAAACAGCGGCAGGGGAATAATCCTCTGCCGTACAAATAGGACAGATTAACGAAAGGACGGTTAATAAGTATGATTTTACAGACAGCGAATGGACCTAAAGAGATTAAAGTAGCAGATCTCGATTTTACAAACCTTATGTGTGATCTTGAAGATCACGATGTAGATGTAATGGGACTTCTGGATGATGATACCAGAGAGAACATGAAGATTTTTAAGACAATCAGAGCGATCATCGCAGTCCTTACCGGCACAAAGAATCTCACAAAAGCCGGAAAGATACTGAGCGAACATTTGAAGTACGGTGGTTCCATGGATGAAGTCATGGAAGCCTTTACGGAGGCAATGAAAACCGCGGGTTTTGGCGAGGAAGCCGAGGAACCTCCGAAGAGCGGAGGAAAGAAAACCAAGGCGGCAACAGAGTAGAGGAAATAGATCTCAGTAAATACAAAACATTTACAGAGATTATCAATAAAGTTTGGCTTCCCAACGCTCTCCTTTATGGAGTTTCCTATGAGACCTTTTGGACATTGAACCCTACGAAATTAGAGCCATTCCAAAAGAAGAGAGAAATGGAAGCGAAAGAACAGGCCACAGCCTTAGATACGTTGGCGTGGTCCGTTGGTTCGTATGTCGTAGATGCCATGGCAATCTTCCTTGGCAGAAATGCTCCGGCATACCCAAGCCAACCAAGAAGCATGAACAGCACAGAGGACGCACCGCCGGGAGCAAAAATGACGGATGCAGACAGATTCGCTGCCTTTGCCGCAGAACATAATAAGCGATTGAGACAGCGAAGAGAAAAGTAGCTGATTACATGGGGATAGGTTGACGAACCGAAACAGCGCAAGTCCGGCGCAGTTCCCCATGTTTTCTTATTTTACGGACAAACAATACCACCCACGGACAGGGTTTTACGAAGTGAGGTGGCAAAATGCCTGATAACAGAGTAGATAGCATTTTATTGGAAATAGAAGCCACCACTGATAAGGCAGACGGTGGTATTGATAAAGTAACAAAAGCTCTTACCTCAATGAAGAAAATCACTGAGGGATTAGATACAGAAAAGTTAAAACAGATTCTTGATGTAATGCGTGGTTTCTCCGGCGTTGGAGATGATCTTAAAAATGCCGGAAGTGGTATGAGAAGCATTGCATCATCCATTAAGTCTCTGTCAGGAGTTGATACGGCGAAATTAAAAGAGGTTGCGGCTACTGTAAAGGAAGTCAGCACAGCACTTGGAAACCTCGGATCGAATAATCGCGTCAGCATCAGAATTGATTCTGAGGGGGCACAGAGACGTGTACAGCCTTTGGAGAACGGTCAGCAAGCAGCGGCAGCCACAGAAAGCGTTGCGACTGCATCAGAAGAGGCACAGGCAGCAATGAACGGTGCCGCATCAGCGGCAAGTCAGTTGGCACAAGAGGAAAGCAACCTCGGAACTGCCGGACAAAGTGCAGCAGCCGGACAGACAAACTTAAACGAAAGTCTCAATCAGGCAAACACAAATCCGGCTAATAGACGTATTCAGGAACTCATAGACCAGATCAATAAGTACAAAGCCACTGTCAGCGGTATGGAGAGTGGAAAGATACGGTTTGATACCGGTCAGTATGAGGAAGCTGTGAATGGTCTCAGACAGGCACAGGAACAGTTTAAGCAGTTCAAGGAAACGGTTTCACAGTCTCCTAAGAATATGGAGGATGTGGCAAAGTCCATTAAGTCCATAGGGGATGCAGCACAGAAATGCGGACTTGGAACCTTTTCTTCTATATTAAGTGGAATTGCATCAATTCTTCCGGCCATTGAAACCGGGGGCATGGCGGCAAACGCTGGGTTCCAATCTATGGCAGTAGGTCTTGAAGCCGTTCAGGCGGCGATACCGATTATTGGTATTATCCTGACAATCCTTACTGCAATCATCAATGCGGTAAGGCAAGTGGCAAATGCTGTAAAGAACGAGACACAAAAAATCATTTCTGCCGTGAAAACGGTAGTGAACAAAATCCGTTCTGGGATTGCTGCAATTATAAACAAATTCAAGGAACTCAAAAAGAGAGTGAGAGAAAGCCTTGGATTTTCAGAAAAACAATCTGGTGCATTTGCAAAGAAACTCGGCTCAATCATCCGACTTGGAACGTTCATGTTATTACGTTCAATGTTTACACACCTATTTGAACTCGTAAAAACAGGATTCGATAACCTTGTTATTTATTCAAAAAGAGCCGGAACAGAGTTTCACAAAAACGTAAATCTGCTCTACAACGATTTGCGACAGCTTGGAGCATCACTGACAACTGCATTTGAGCCAATACTGAATGTAGTTACTCCGATTCTGGATTATCTGATTCAGAAGCTCGTTGCAGCAACAAACGCATTGGCACAGTTCTTCTCAGCACTCACAGGTAAGAAGTTCTATACCAAGGCAATAAAACAGAATAAAGATTATACAGATTCCTTAAATGGTGCTGCAAAGGCGGCAAAGAACCTTACCACCGGCATAGATGAGCTTAATATCCTAAGTGATGATAAAAGCGGCAGTGGAAGCAACAGCGGAGCCGATGGAAGCGGTTATGAAACAGACGAGATTGCGGATAAGTACAAAAATCTTGCACAGATGATTAAGGATGCTTGGGATGAAGCTGATTTCTACGATGTAGGAAGAATGTTCGGGGAGAAACTGAAAGAAGCCCTCGATAACATTCAGTGGGACGGCATCAAAGCATCTCTGAGAAAGATTGCGAAGTGCATTGCGACATTCCTGAATGGTTTCCTTGAAACTCCTGGATTGTTCACATCAATAGGTGTGACAATAGCGCAAGCTATTAACTCTGCATTTGAGTTCGTTGATTCATTTGTAGAAAACTTCCATTGGAGCAGTCTCGGAACGGCAATAGCAGATCTTATCATTGGTGCATTAGATACTCTTGACTGGACTCTGATAAATAAAACCGCAAAGGGACTTGCACAGGGTATCGTAGATGCAATCAACGCTGCCCTGCAGACAGAAGATCTCTGGAAGAAAATTGGAACAGCAATTTCCAATGCAATAAACTCAGCGATTCTATTTGCAAAGACATTCGTTACCGGATTGGATTGGGCTTCACTCGGAACCGCAATCGGCAATTTGCTTGGCAATGCAATAGTCGGAATTGATTATGTTGGCATTGGAGAAACATTCGCCGGTTTTGTAAATGGTGTATTTACTGCCGTACTGAATTTCTCAAAGACTTTCCCATGGAAAGATATTGCTACGAACTTTGCAAACGGTGTCAACACAGCACTGAAAAAACTCGATTGGAATACCATCAAAGATGGTTTCGATACTTTCTGTGAGGGACTTGGAACAAATATAAATACCGCAATTACGGAGATCGACTGGAATCTTGTAGGCACAACGCTTGGCAACAGCATCAAGACACTTTTCAGCGGTCTTGGAAAATTCCTTGCGAAGATAGATTTCAAGAAAATCGGAAGTGACTTTGCGAGTGCGATAAACAAGGCAGTTAAGACTATCGACTGGAAAGAAGCCGGAGGCACAATCAATTCCCTTATATCTGGTGTATGCACACTGATTAACACTTTGATAGACGAGGTAGATTGGTACGAACTTCTAAAGGGCGTAGGAACGGCAATGTCCGAGATTGACTGGGACACAATCCTCAAAACAGTCTTTAAGGTATTTGCAGCCAAGTGGACATTCAAGAATTTGTTCAAATGGGTATCATGGACCGCCATTTGGAATGAACTGAAAACAAGCGTTGTTGAGGGAATATCAAAGAAGTTCGGAATTGGATCTGATGATGGAGAAATAAATACTGTCGGAGAGAAAATAGTCAGTGGCTTGCTGGGTGGAATATCTAAATCCCTTTTGCCAGCACCATTGCAGACAGCGTTGAGTTGTTTCGGAAATGTGACAGATGTTGTCAAAGGAATATTCGGCATAGGTGGTTCATCCGATTCAACCGTATTCAGCACACTTGGAAGTAATCTTGTCACTGCTTTCAATGGAGGCATCGGAAAGAAATTCTCAGACTGCCAAGCAAAAGTTACGGAGTGGGCCGGAAAGGTCAATGACTGGTTCTCGGGTACGAGCTTTGGAAAGATTTGCAAAGAGACTTGGGAAACCCACGGTCAGAACATCATAACCGGCTTTAAGGACAAGATAGGCAATGCTTATACCACCACGAAAGACAGCATCACGACTTGGGCTACTAAGGCTAAAGAGTGGTTCAACAATTCATCATTTGGTGGGATCAACATGGAAACATGGACCGGATATGCAAATGACATTATCTCCGGTTTCAAGACAAAAGTGGGAAATGCCTATACACAGACCAAGGACAACATTACCACATGGGCCTCAAAGGCAAAGGAATGGTTTAATAGTTCTTCATTCGGCGGAGTGAATAACGGTACATGGACCACCTACGCAAATGATATTATCACTGGTTTCAAAACAAAGGTGGGTAACACATACACCACCACAAAAGATAACATCACAACCTGGGCGAGCAAAGTTAAGGAATGGTATACGAGCAGCGGCTTTGGAAACATCAATAGCAATACTTGGCAGACCTACGCAAACAATATCATTTCCGGCTTCCGGGAAAAGGTTGGAAACACCTATACCACCACAAAGAACAACATTACTACTTGGGCGAGCAGCCTGAAAGATTGGTTTTCTGGATCTTCATTCGGAAATATCAACAATGCCACATGGACCACTTATGCAGGAAATATCATAACTGGTTTCAGGAACAAAATAGGACTGTCGTACACAGATACGAAAAGCAATATCACAACATGGGCTTCAAACCTCAAAACGTGGTTCTCTGATAGTGGTTTTGGAGGCATCAATAGTTCTAAGTGGAGTACCTATGCAGAGAATATTATTTCCGGCTTCAAAACGAAAATCGGAAACAGTTATACGACTTGTAAGAGCAACATTACAACATGGGCTTCTAATGTAAAAACGTGGTTCACAAATACCTGTTCTTATGACAAGTGGTATGACATTGCAAAAAATGTGGTAGATGGTTTTAAGAACGGTATAGGAAATCTGTACTCTACCTGTAAGAACAACATTGAATCGTGGGGCAGCAGTATTATCTCATGGTTCAAAGACAAGCTGGATATTAACTCTCCGTCCAGAGTATTCAAACGATTAGGTGCATATTCCGTAGAGGGATATAACATCGGCGTAGAGAAAGAGGGAGAGAAAACAAAAGGAATTGTCACTTCCTGGGTAGATTCATTCGCTGATATGGACGTGAACCTCGGAACACGTCTGAAAATCAATGACAGTGCATTGAAAGAATACAGCAACAATTATGGAAGTGATTTCACGAATGAAGCAATCGTGCAGCGTGTGACAAGGGAGGTATCTACAAACGGAACCGTGCAGGCAACGCTTAATTCCGGCGGCGGTCTGAAAGAAGCTATCAAAGAGGCTCTGGACGATCTTGGAATAACAACCGCTGTGAGTGAGATTTCCAAGAACACCAAGACACAGGCTGATAAGAAAGAACAGACGATTGTTGAAATCGGTGGAAAGACAGTTACGGATGCAGTAACCACACAGCGCAATGCCAACGGTTACAGCTTCCAAGGAGCGTAAAGGAGGGATATGGAATGGCTTATATATCAGTAAATGGTTATGACTTTCCCCCTCCTAAACGTGGGGCAAAGCCAACTGTATCTACAATGGTGGATGCCGGAAGAAATGCCAACGGCACGGTCGTAGGGCAGAGAGTTGGGCGAGATCAGTACAAACTCGACACCCTCGAATGGCCGTGGCTTACAGCAGCAGAATGGAGCCGGATGCTTACGGTGCTGAGTGCATTTTTCGTATATGTCACGTTCCCAGATCCGGTAACAATGAAGAAAATCACGATTAAGATGTACCCCGGAGATAGAACGGCGGAACCGTACTGGATAGATTCAGACGGAAATCCAATTACCTATCAGAGTTGCAAAGTAAACCTTATTGATTGCGGAGAGTGATGGTATGCAGAAAGTATCAAATGAATACAAGGCAAGCATGAAAAGCTCTCTGAGAGAGCGATCATATATGATGATTTCATTCGGTCTGGTAAATCAGGAAGCACAGGCCAATGCAACCGTCATGGGTAACAACTTTGCCTACTATTCAAAGCAGACCGGTTTATTCGGTCAGCGAAAAGAGACAACCGTATATGCCACATTGGAGCAGGATTTCACAAAGGTAGACGGCTCTATGTATTTTCTTCCAAGAGAGAATACTTCCGGGAACTACTACGACACCGGTTTGGTAAGCAAACCTCTGATTCCGGCAAGCGGATATGAGCTGCTTATCGAACTGAATGTTGTAGCAACGGACATTAAAGGACTGACTATCAATTTTGGAGAGGTTTATCCTACCCGGTTCGACATACTCACGAGTAGCGGACAGAGAATAGAGATTGCTGACAACGATCAGCCAGAGTTCAGTACAGAACAGGTGTTAGAGAATACCACATATATAAAATTCATCTTCTACAAGATGAAAAATCCATATTCCAGACTGAGGATTTATTCAATTCAGTTAGGCTACGGTCTTGTTTATTACAATGACGATATTATGGATTCTAAATTAGATAGCTACATATCCCCAATTTGCGAGGATGTTCCACAGATAGATTTCATGGTTAAGTTACAGAATTACGATCAGTATTTCAATGTAGACAACCCAAACTCAGCAATCAACTTCTTGGAGACAGGGCAGGAGATGTATGTCTGGTACGGTTATCAGTTGCCGAACTCAGACACTATCGAATGGATAAGAGGGGCAAAGTTACAGTGTAGTGCATGGGAAAGCGATGATTACTCGGCAACGATAAGGTGTCAGGATCTTTTCAGAAACATGGACGAGGAATATTACAAAGGCTGCTATGCTCCAGCAGGAATCACATATTACCATGCAGCAGAATTGGTCTTTCAGGATGCCGGAATTGAGGAATACTACATTGATCCGTACCTCAAAAAGTCAACCACAAAAAACCCCATACCGAGGGTTAAGCACAAAGAGGCTTTGCAGATTATCGCTAATGCCTGCAGATGTGTTCTTTCACAGAACCGGTACGGCAGACCACAAATTAAATCCTCATTCGCACCGGAGTACGACATAACGTGCAACGGAGAGACAGAGTATTCCCATGTTCGGAATATAAAGAGTGAGACTGCAAAACAGGAGTACGCTTCATTTGCACACAACTACACCACTGTAAATGCAGAAATGTATTATCTCCCGGAGAACCAGAGTAAGGCAGATAAGTATACCGGATATATTTCATTACAGCAGTCCAATAAGGATTGCCTATTTGAAGAAAATCCGATTATCTACATAACTCAGGAAACCGCCTGTATGTACTATGGTTTGCAGTTAATGTTTGGCTCTACACTGCCTGACGGAATTATATTCAGGACTTTCAATGACGGCAAAAAGGTGGATGAGTATGAGGTAAATTCGGACATTACAAAGAGGCTGATAGTGCAGCACGATTTTGATGATTTTGATTTGATGGAGATTGAGTTTACAAAGACAAAAGAACCATTCAACCGCATAGTCGTTGATTACTTCTCATTTGGCGATATAACGGATTTTACAATGGAAAGGCAGGATATGACCTCTTCTCCAAAATCAATCAAACAGGAGCTTGTCAAGGCAGTCAGAGTGCCATGCTATTCCTACCAGAAAGGAACTGCGGAAGAAACTCTTATTAGTGAAGAGACGGAGGCAGTAAAGGGAGATATTCAGACGTATTATCTCGGAGATCCGACTTATGGATGCAGAGCTACGTTCAATTCCTCGGCATCAAACGTCAGCATCATAGAAAACGGAGATTATTATGTGACAGTTAAGTTTCTGATTACTGGCAAGTACCAGTTTGAAATTATAGGACACAGATACAACATTGTTGAGCAGTATGCCGTAAAAACGCTCAATAGCAGAGGAAAGACCATAACATGGAAAAATCCTCTGGTAAGCGATATGGAAACGGCAAACCACTTGGCAGACTGGCTTGGGGATTATTACAACGCCGGTATTGAGTACGAATACAATACCCGTGGAAATCCAGAGATTGATGCGAACGACATTGTTTATCAGGAGAACGCATATCGCCCTGGATTAAAGGTCAATATCTATCGCCACATTGTTAATTTCTCACAGAGTTTATCTGGAAAGGTAATTGCCCGTAGGGTATCAGAAAAATAAGAACAGAAAGGAAGAGGAAAATGAATGGCTATTAAATCCGTACAGGCTATCGTAAACGGTGTGACTACCACACTCACATACGACAGCGCATCAAAGACTTACAAGGCTACGCTTACCGCTCCGGCAAAGTCCTCATACAATCAGTCAGGACATTATTACGGAGTACAGATCATCGCCAAGGATGAGGCTGGCAACACGACTACCGTAAACCAGTCGGATGCCACACTCGGAAGTAAGCTGAGGCTTACGGTAAAAGAGAAAACCGCACCGGTTATCACAATCTCTTCTCCGACAGCATCACAGTTACTTACGAGCAATCAGCCGACAATTTCATTCACAGTCGCAGATGATGATTCTGGTGTCAATCCAGATACAATCAAACTGCTTATTGATGGTTCTGAAATATCTGGAATCACAAAGACAAAGACAACGTCCGGTTATTCATGCAGTTATAAACCGTCCACAGCACTTTCAGACGGTTCACACACCGTTGTTGTAAAAGCATCCGACTATGACGGCAATGCAGCTACTCAAAAGAGTGTTTCATTCAAGATCGATACTGTACCGCCTGAGTTATCAGTTACAAGTCCGGTAAACAAACTTGTCACGAATAAAACCAAAGTAACGGTAGCCGGAACTACCAACGATGCAACATCAAGTCCGGTTACACTGACAATCAACGGCAGTGCAGTAACTGTATATGACGATGGTACTTTCTCAAAGGATATAACCCTGAAAGATGGCTCAAACACCATTACCGTTGTAGCAAAGGACGGAGCCGGAAGAACCACGACCGTCACAAGAACAGTAACCCTCGATACAAAAGCACCGGTTATCTCAGATGTTTCATTGGCACCGAACCCGGCGGATGTCGGAGCAACCTATGTAATTTCTGTTTCGGTAACAGATTAGGCGGTGCGGCATGGCAGCTAACATATTGGTAAGGGACGTTACGATAAGTCCAAACCCCGTGCAGGCAAAGGGGAAATACACAATCTCAGTTTCCATTGAGGAACTGAAAGGCGTTGCATTTGTCGGCAATTATGTTGGCTCCTATGTCAATATATCAGACAAGGAAATTCCTGATAAATTGCCACTGGCATACGTTGGCAATTACACCAAAGGATAGGAGGCGATGAATAATGGCTGATATAGCAAATGTCACAGGAACACTTGACGATAAAGAACTGAATTTTCAGCACTCTATCGGAACCGTATATAAAGCCTCCGCAAGCATAGATGGTTCGGAAAAGGATCATGTAGCCGTATTGACGGCAACGGATTCTGCCGGGAATAGTACAACGGAAACAATGGTTATTTCTATCTCGGGTTCCTGGACCACTCCAAAAACAGATTGGTACGGTTACACAGACGATGATGGGATTTATCACGGAGACCGGTTCAACACGGAGGATTTCAACCGGATAAAGAACAACCTCGCATATCTCAGAGAGATAGCCGTGGCAATGTACCAGGAGTTTTCCATAAATGATCTGGGAGACGATAGGAGCAAAGACCAGTATTTTTATGCGGATGAGATAAATCAGTTGGAAGAAAACATTAAGCTCATAGCTGAAAACACATTTAAGCCGGACATAGGGGAGAACCCCTTATACACAGCGAATGGAAAGATTTTTGATTTCAACGAACTCAACCGCATTGAAAGCCTAATTTTGGATTTATTCAATCAGTTATTAAACCAATACAGAGGTCGGCAGATGCTTACCTTTAACTTTGGCATAAGGAGGGAGGCGTTCTAAGTGGCGTGGGAACGATTAAAGACAGACTACAAGGATGCCGTATGGTCCGGTCTGCGGAAGTTCATACCTATTGATAATGGAGACGGCAGTTATTCCGTAAAAGATGTGACCCAGTACACAGTGTACGATGAATCGTTTTTCGGTGCGTATGATGCCAACCGCATCAATACAGCCGTCAACGCAATCATGGCAGCATTGGAAAACGGAACAGATTTGTATGAGGTATTCACAGAGTTTTTTGAGAACCAGAAAGTTGAGTTTGACAAGAGAGCAAATCTGGATCTCGACTCATTCAATATCTTTCTCGACAATTTGCAGGCAACGGCAAATGCGGATGTTGTGCAGTTAAAGAAAGACTACACATCTGAAATGACAACGTTTGAGAACAATCAGGAAATATTGTTTAATCAATGGTTTTCAATGATTAAAGATCAGTTGTCAGCGGATGCAGCCGGAAAATTACAGAATGAAATCAACGATGTGGAAACCCACATCAGAAACCTTGCAGTGAAGATACATTTCAACGATACCGTTGGAACTGCTGCTGCAATAACTGTACAAAATGTAACATCCGGTAACAAATATACTGTTACAGATTATACTCAGCCTTTGTATCTCACAGAGGCAGGAGAGTACACAATAAGCATTGCGAATGACAACTATATAGTTGCCCCAAAAACATTTTCTATCAGCAATGCGGATCTTATGACACATAAGACTTTCAGAATCATGGACGGCAACGGATTGGCGTTTGTCGATGGTTTTGTAGGAGCCTATGTAAATAAATAACGGAGGTAGACAAAATGAGAGATTTCCCTAAGAGACTTGCAACCGCCGAGGACATTAGAAATTGTAAATCCTTGGTGGATGATGGCGCATTTGCAGCAAAAGACCTGTTGGAAGCCATCGAAGATCTTGAAAACATGAATTATCTTCACTGCCCTATCCTTGCGGTAGGAGAGGATAAGAAAACAGTAACTATCAACTATTGTGCAGAGGCAAAGGCCGGAACAAAGGCAATCGTTGGCAACAAGACTGTGAACATCACGAATGTTACCCACGAAGAGGGAGAACCGGATGAGCACACTGGAGATACCCAGTTGGAAACAACCATTATCTCCACTTCCGCTATGGTTTCTACCGAAGCCACGGAAATTGCAGTTACCGCACCTTACACAATTTATGACAGTCTCGGCATGACAGCCGAAGAACTGAATCAGATCAAGGAGGAATTGGCTAATGAGTAAATTCTACGGTTATGATGAGGCAATGGAGAATGATATTGCAAAGATAACCACTCCAAAACTTGCTCTCATGTCTGATGTGGTGGCATCAGACAAGAAATTCATCCGCATGGAGAACGGAGCACTTACTGTAATCGCCGGAGTTCTGATTGCAGTAGGAAATTCTGTTTTTAAGACAGAAAAGACCACACTCACAGCAAGCAATTTGGACGGAACAGCTTCAAAATTTGAAGTCGGAAAAGATTACTGCATTTATATCTGCGATCCTACTGGCGGAGATGCCACGAACTTTGCCGCAGAACAGTATCGTATTTCCCTTAATACGACATATCCAAACGGTTATACAGCAGTTACATCAAGAAAGATCGGCGGTTTCCATTACGGCGTAGTCAGAAAAACAAATAGTTCCGGTATTCCAATCAGCGCATCAGGCGCGGCATTAGGAAGTGGATGGGAAACAAACGTAACAGAGGGGATCGTTCCTAACTCTGTATGGACTCTTCTCCACAGGCCTACTTGCGATCCTACCGGAATGGTTTATATCGGACCGTTCTGGGGAGACATATATCTTTCATCCGACAATGGTGCCAGTGGTTTGCAGAGCAAAAAGGGTGCTGTGCCGATTACTGGAACAGAGGGATTAAACTGGTATATCGCCAACGAGAGAGCTATGAGAGTAGGCAAGAGACTTCCTACCTACGCTGAGTTCTGTAAGGGCGCATACGGATCTCCGCAGGGAGCGGACGGCAACAATACTTACGCATGGTCCGCAACTTCCAATACAGCAAGAACCACTTGCGGAAATGTTAAGAACGCAGTTTCTGCAACGAACGTTCGAGACCTTGTTGGAAACGTATGGAAGTGGCTTGATGAGTTCATTCACGACCCTACCGGATCAGCATGGAACTGGTATGACGTTATGAGCGGTCAGAAAGTTGGCCAGCTTTACATGGCCAACAACACTGGCTTGCGCGCGCTCATTGGCGGTGGCCGCTGGGCCGACGGGGTTCGCGGTGGTTCGCGGACTGTGGATTGCGGCATTTGTCCGTGGGACGTGGGCCCGGGCGTTGGCCTGTGGTGCGTCTGTGACTCGCTGTAAGCTGATGGGGACCGGCGAAAGCCGAGTCCCTTGCAGTTGAAAGGTTGGGTGTAATGGCATACGAAAGCAAATATGAAAATCCCTCCACTCTGAAAATGGACTACATCCATACAGAAGCACACCAGATGGCCTACGACCTATCGGTATATCTCCACAAGAAAGTGAGAGAAATGCCACATTATGAGAAATTCACTCTCCAAAAGGATATACGAGAATGTATAGACGGAATCATGGATGAGATAGAAGCATACGAGAGGTCAAAGACAATCAGCCATCTTTACACAGCCGACAGGTTGAAAGGAAGATTGGTACGGAAAATCCGATTGGCACATGATCTCAAATATTCTGCAATGAACGACAGAGTATACAAATATTGTGCAACACAGATCGGTATTCTTGGTGCGTATATCGGAGGGTTAATAAACAAAGCACAAAAGGAAAAGAAATCAAAATAAGCAACTATCTTGGGGTAGCTGTTAATTCGCACTGTCGCTCCGTGGCTTGCACGCGCTCATTGGCGGTGGCAACTGGAACAACGGGGTTCACGATGGTTCGCGGACTGTGAATTGCAACAATTATCCGTGGAACGTGAACACGAACATTGGCGTGTGGTGCGTCTGTGACTATTTTGAAAACTGTCAGATTGGTGGAGCTATGGCTTGCCAACAAGGATTATTTGATAATCATTTATTGAATAGTCAGACGGCTATCCCGACCCGTGCAAACCGGGCGAACTTAAAACAGCGAAGCCAAATAGTAGCGAAAGCGAAGGAAGTGTGGCGTAAGCATTATTTATGAAGAGAATAACAGGTCTTATGAAAAACATCTGTACCATGAAGAACGCATTAAACGCATACCAAAAAGCGAGGCGGTGCAAAAGGTACAGACCGGAGGTTTTGGAGTTTGAAGCAAACAGAGAGGAATATCTCGGCAAAGCCATTCGGGAATTGGAAAGTTTGACATATACTCCTGGAAAGTACAAGGTATTCAAAGTTTGGGAACCCAAAGAGCGTATAATCATGGCTTTGCCATTTTACGATAGGGTTATCCAACATATGATTGTCAATTACATAGAGCCGATATTTGAGCATCAGTTCATCTACCATTCCTATGCTTGCAGAAAAGGGAAAGGTGCTCACAGAGCCAGCAAGCAGTTGACAAGGTGGTTATATAATCTGGAAGTTGTGCAAGGTAAATCAGTCTATGTACTGAAAGCCGACATACACCATTACTTCCAGAGCATAGACCACAAGGTTCTGAAAAGAGAAATTAGAACCTACATTAAAGACAAGGACTTACTCGTAATCCTTGACCGGATAATAGACCATAATGGGATATTCCCGGACGGTGTCGGCATACCGGTTGGAAATCTTACGAGCCAACTATTTGCCAACGTGTATTTACACCGATTGGATATGTTCGTAAAACATACACTTCATGCAGAACACTACATGAGATATATGGATGATTTTGTGATTATATCAGAGGATCTTGAACAGTTGAAACGGTGGGAGAAACAGATAGAAATATTCCTTGCGGATGTTCTTAAATTACAATTAAATCCAAAAACAACCATTGTTTATGCAAAGAACGGAGTGGATTTTGTTGGATATAGGCATTGGAACTCTACGAAGAAAATCAGAAAGGATGCTATGCGTAGACTGAAACGCCTTATGAAGAATTTCAAAGATGGAACTATCACGGAAGAATTTTTCGACAAATCGTTTACAAGTAGAATTGGTTCGATAAAACACGCCGACACCTATAATCTGGTGCAGAAGATCACCTGTGAAGCAAAGGAGTTAAAGGAAAGTCATGCGTGATGGAAGTTATGTCATTGTAGATAGGCTGTGTGAGGCAACCACACAACTGCTTGAAATAATTAAAAAGCAGGAAGAAATCATTGAGCAGTGCAGAATATCGGATGAACTGCATAAGGAACTCGATGATATGAAAAACGACGTGGATCAGAAGATGGATTTAATTGAGTATGATTTGAGATCATACAGACGGGAGCGTGAAGAATGATAGATTTTATCGTGAAATATTGGATCGAGTTTCTTTTTGGATTGATAATCAGTGGAATGGGCGTGATGGCGAAGCTGATGTACAATCAGCACTTAAAAAACAAAGCCATTGACAAGGGTGTAGAAGCTCTTTTAAGAAATGGTATCGTTCAGACATACAATAAGTGGTCTGAGAGGGGTTACTGCCCCATATACGCACGAGAGAACGCCACAAGGATGTATGAACCTTATCACATACTTGGCGGAAATGATGTTGCGACAGACTTAATCGAAGATCTGAAAGGACTACCGACAGAACCGCAAAAGAAGAAAGAGGGTGTAGAAGATGATACTTAAAATTCTTATAGGTTTCGCTCTCGGTTACATTGCAGCTTGCGCGACATTTTACATCCTGCAGAAAAGAGAGCGTAGGCGGAGAAAAGAGAAGAAAAAGAAAGTAAGCCTGAACACCTATGCAAAGGTAGCCACTACTGCGGTATTGGCTCATGGGATGATCCTTACATCGTGTTCCTATGTTCTCTCATGGATAGGCATGGACCCGGTGGTGGATGTATCAAGCACAATCGTCAAAGAAATCGTAGCTCCATTGGTGGTTTACCTTGGAACAAATACGATTATGAACATCTTTGAAAAGAACAAACTCAGTTTTTCAGTACCAATCAACAGCACCGTCATAAGCAAAGACGGAACCACACACAAAGCCTCTGATGATGAGGCAGTAGGATAGGAGGTCATATTATGACAATGGAATTTTTAATTGTAGCACTGTTCGCGGTATCATTACTCACAAACCTTACCGTTGAGGGAATCAAGAAACTTCTGGATAAGAAATCTGTTGACTATTCATCGAATGTGATGGCAGCAGTTACCGCAGTCGTTATCTCCGTGGCACTGTCCGCCGGGTATCTGATTTACACAGAAACAATGCTTAACGCAAAGATTGGCGTTGAACTCATTGCCCTTGCGTATCTTAGTTTTTTAGTTGCCACGAACGGATATGACAAAGTTATTCAGGCAATCAAGCAGATCAAACAGATTGGAAACCAGTAAGAGAATATTATTCAGAGCCATGAGCCGGATGTGAATTAACACACCCGGCTCTTTCTTTTTAAGGAGGCACGGATCATGGCATTGAAAGGTACGACAGCACAGGAGAGGGCATGGAACTTCTTTTGTGCTAAAGGATTAAGCCATTACGCCGTAAGTGGTGTCATGGCAAGCATAAGAGCCGAGAGCGGATTCAATCCTCGCAATCTGCAGAACAGTTGTGAGAAAAAGAGCGGGTATACAGATGAAACATATACCGCTGCGGTAGACAACGGCAGCTATGGGAACTTTGTCCGGGATTCCTACGGCTATGGGTACGCACAGTGGACCTATTGGAGCAGAAAACAGAATCTTCTCAATTTTGCCAAGAAGAAAAATAAGTCCATCGGAGACGAAGAGATGCAGTTGGAATTTCTGTGGGAGGAATTGACCGGATCGTACAAAGGGGTTCTTACAAAACTCAAAGCCGCAAAATCCACACAGGAAGCATCCAACATTATCCTGACCGGATATGAAAATCCGAAAGATCAGGGACAAAAGGTAAAGGCAACTAGGGGATCTTATGCCAAGGAATATTATAACCAGTTTGCAGTGAAAAAGGAGGAAAAGACAATGAAAGTAATTATCGGAAGTGCAAGAAGAGATGAGAACGGAAAGTATGCCGGAGGCAAGCCGGGAGATCAGGATGGCGTAGAGGTAAGCACACAGAATTATTATGTTCATACCAAAGGATGGTATATGTTCCACTTCCTGAGTGACGAACACGCAAAGAAAGTCGCTAAAGCAATGTGGGATGCCTGCATGAACAACAATATCGGCTACTGTCAGGCACACAGATCCATTATGGCAATGCTTAAAAAGTACGGCAACATGAAAGCAATCGGAGAAAAGACAGAAACAGATTGCAGCGACCTCGTAAGAGGTTGTATCTATGAGGCAACCGGCATTGACGTGGGAGCTTTTAGCACCGCAACGGAGCCGTCAGTATTAGAAAAATCAGGCCTGTTTGCTAAAAAAGTTTCCGTTACATCTGCAACCGTCCTTAAACCAGGAGACATTCTGGTTACAAAGAGCAAAGGGCATACTGTTATCGTTGTTTCCGTAGACGGATCCGCCCCAAGTGGAAGCACATCAACATCCAAACCGGCAGTGTCTGGCAGTACATCAAAGGTTGAGAGTGCAAGAAGTAAAGATGCAGCAATCGCCGGAAAATACAAAACGACTAGCAATCTGTATCTGAGAGTTGGAGCCGGCACAGGAAAAACTGCAATCACTTTAATGCCAGCCGGATCATCGGTACAGTGTTATGGTTACTACACAACCCACAACGGAACACGTTGGTATTATGTGGTATACGGAGACAAAACCGGATTCTGTTCATCTGCATATTTACAGAAAGCCTAAAGCGATGTAAGATGGTATAAAATCGAAAAGGACTTCGTTGGTAATATGCCCGTAATATACAAATGAAAGCAAAAACCGCATAAACACTGAGACCTTGTGCTACTGCTATGTTGGCTCAGGGTGTTTGCTAAATATTAGCAACTAATAATTAGTAGCAAATAAATAATTATTCAAAATGAGAAGCCCCACATGTGCGGAAGCCCGCAAACATGTGGGGTTTTACTAGTTTGCTATTTGTATAAAAAAGCAGTAAAGTAAGCGGTTTATACATGAGAAAAGGAGATAAGCTACAAGTAATATACAAACGATTTTGCATAATATACAAGGAATATTCGACTAAAATATATTTTTATAAAATAGGGTAAAAACATAGCACAGGGTAATCAATGAAATTACGATTTATTTTGAACAAGAATTTTGAAATGGAGATTGTCGGTTTATGTAAATTGTGATACACTACCGACATGAGAAGTAATCGTGTACAGAGTGGTAGCCTCCCAGACTAGAGATAGAGGGGAGGTGGTGCTGATGGATATGTATGAAGTTTTAAGCCTGTTATTTTTAGGCGGTTCATTTCTAATCGCACTGCTTGCCTACATAGATAGGAACAACAAGCGAAAATAAATAAGCCACTCCTGTCTTGGCGGACGAGTGGCTTATTAAATAACCATTTACGAGGCTAACCACTTTGTGGGCGGTTGCTTCTCTTTATGTTTATTATAGTATGAGGTGGGTAAATTTTCAAGACATAAATTTGTTGTAAATAGCAAAATATGATAAGAAAGCAGATGTGCAAAAATAAAGAATAATCGGTTGCGCGTTTGTGCAATTTTTCGTAAAATTTCCTGAAACTAGGAATTTAGTACTGTAGAACTGCTCAGAAAAGTGAGAGAACTTTTCTCGACTTTGTGCACACTTATCCGGCGGAACATGGTAATATAATAACCGTAAAAACCCCCCAATACATTATATATAGTTTTTGCTATACCCCATAGTAAAAATACCTTCTCCTAAAA